CTATTTTTCGAAGCCTTCACTCATTAATTTCATGGCCAACTGATCGGACGTTCCGTTCGTTTTTTCTATCAAGTGAACGTAGGTGTTGATCGTTGTCTCGAGTTTTCGATGCCGCAGTCGATGCTGAACGTAAGGCAATACGCTTCCGTTTTGGATCAGCACGCTGGCATGAGTATGGCGCATCGCATGGCTCGTAACCTCCTTTATTTTAAGCTTATGGCACATACGTTGCAAGGCCCGGTTAACGCCATCGTTAGTCAGGATGCTGCTGAACTTACTAAAGAAAACTAGTTGGCGTGGATTTACCTCCTCATAGCTCGTTGGGCGGTCAGCAAAGTAATCTATAGCCTGTTGGTGTAAACTGTGCATAAAGTCGCAGAATGGGGCTGGTATGGTCACTTTACCGTCTGCTTGACCGTTACCCTTGGTTTTGGTGAAGCTTTGCGTCTTAGGCGACCATTGGCGGCAGATATTGACGATGCCGTTGTCCAAGTCGAGGTTATCCCACGTCATACCCGCAGCCTCCTCGAATCGGCAACCGGTTTCTAACTGAAACAGCAGCATGCAGCTCGACATGTGCTCAAAGTCGGCGTGGTCGATCAAGTAACGACGCAGAACATGATAGTCATCGAGATCTAAAAATTTAGCCTCCACGGGGGCGGGATCATCACCAGTAATCACGACCCGGAAAGTAAAGTCCCGATTGATGACGTTATCGGCGAGCGCGTTTTGCACCGCTGACCTGATCTGCTGATTCGTTTTCCGCGAAGTCGCTATCCCGTGGTTTTTTCCAAACTCGTTCATGAATTTCTGATAGTCGTCTTTACGGACGTCAGCCAGCTTGGTCGCTCCGAAATAGTTGGTTAAGTGCTTAAGAGAGAGTAAATACATGTCGTTTGTGTGTTTGCTAACACTGTCGGTCTTATACACCGCAATCCAGTTTTCAAAGTAGCCAGCGAACGTCACGTTACGTTTAGTGAGGTCGGCACCATTATCGAGATCAACTCGCATACGACTCTCCCACGATGCTGCTTCGCCTTTACGTTTAAAGGTGCGGGTCTTTTGGCGGTATTTGACGCCATCTCGGTAGTTGACTCGTACCTGGTATTGGCCATCTGGTGTTTTAGTGATACTCATGAGATTCCTCCTTTATCAAAGTTGGGTGGTTAATTTGATGATTGACGGCTAAATCGACTACTTTTCGATTGATTAGTTGAATGACCATCAAGTTTTTATGTTGAGTTTTCCAAACGTATGTTCTTTTAACGTGTTAAAGAAAAGCCCTGATGAAGGGCCTTAATTATTGATTAATGATTTATCATTAGGTTCATGATGTAGCTAAGAATTCCAACTCCAGCGCTTACAACGGTGATTGTAGTAGCAATTAACCAAACTTTTTGGTTGGCAAATTTGGTATCGATGTTTGATGATAGTTTGTCAATTTTTCCCGAAAGGTCGCTAATACTGCTGTTAAGTTCATTTTTGGTATCTTTAATGCTACCTGTAAGTTCTAATTTTGATTCTTTAATTTCGTGGCGTAAGTTATCTTCAACGTGGTTCAATTCTTCGTGAGTGACATATTCTGACATGTTTCCACCTCCAGAGGATCCTTTGTTACTATTATGTGAGGCGGAACTACTTAATTCAACTATATCGTCTAAATTATCCTTTTGAGATGACCTGTAGGAGGCGTTTCGTTGATCATACCGTGTCTGAAAATCGAGTATTGGCGCCATCTTAATTATCCTCCACGGTATAAGCGTTGAAGTAGGTGACTTGTAAATCTATAGCCTGATTGTTAGAATCCTGAATTGCTACTGTTATTTTATAGGTATCGTCTTGTAATCCTGGCAGAAATGGAGAGTGATAAATTGGCATAGAGCCATAACCATCTTTTGCATGTTCATCTGCTAAGCGCATTGGACCGGCAAGTCTTTTGTAGATTACACCCCCGTTAGAATCAGTAATTAGAATGAACTGATAATACGTAGTACGGGATTTAATATTAAAGTTTTCCCAGTGCAGTGTAATTTGTGTCCCCTTAGGGTCATTAGAGATAGGTATATTTGTAGCAGGTCGGTGAGTCTCGTCATTTTCAATGTATAAATAAGCTACTTTCTCTATTACCATTTGCAATTTACACTCCCTTATTTAGTGAATGCCTTCCCGGAACCAGCTGGTACCTGATCCACGTTCGACGGCGTAAGTGTAGTATGAGTTAGAGTTGAATACGCCGCTTTCAACCATCCAGTCATAACTGGCAGCATGGTGAACCTTCAAATGATGACCAGGATAGACCTTATACTTCTTGACCATATAGCTTTTATAGCGAGGGTAGGCATTGTATATTTTAGCAATGTAGGTCGTTTTACGAACCGTCACCCAGTGTGGCCGTTCCCAATAAAAGAAGCTGTGAGCTGATGCTGTTTCTGTGGTAGCTGCTAGGCCAGCACCCAGTGATAGGGCAGTGACGCCCAACGTTACGATATTTTTTAATTTCATAATAAAATCTCCCTACAAGATTGAATTGAATACGACAAAAAAGAGGACGCATATAGCGTCCCCATACCAGTGATAGTGCTATCAAAATGTGATTGATGAAATCAATCCACCAGGGTGACCCGTAGACCACCAAATTACAATTACATGATAGAGGACGTATATTTATTTGTCAAGAAGATGTTGCACAATCTGTTGGTCTATTAAATCCATGTCATCTGAAGGCAAGGTCATTCTTCCCAGAGCGTCAAATTTGTGATGTGGTTTTTGAATACGATATTTTGAAATGGTAGCAACATTATCAATTTTGAAATAAGAGATCTTTTCTAAATCGAGAAGTTGTTTTTTAAGTTCGCTTTTAATCAAATTCGTTTCCTCACGATATTGGTTAAAGCGTTCTAACATTCTCTGCTCTGTTTTGGAGTGTCCGTGGTTATTTCGCTTTTCTTCGCTTACGGCAAATAAGTCAAATATCGTGTCGGGAGTGACTGGTTGAAAATTTTTGGAGTGAACTAATCCAGTTACTGCGTACCATTCACCAAGCACTTTTGTAAGACCAGTTGGTAGGGGAATATTGAAAGCTCCTTCTTTAGAGGTTAAAGGAACGACTGTCACTTTTGCACTAACTGGATTATCATGTTTGTTTAAGATTATTCCGTAGTGTGGGCCTGACAGTTCAGCACCAACGTTTAAACCGAAATCTACGTAAACAACGGTTCCACGATGATAAGTGAGATATTGTTTTTCATCATTGCGTGTATTCCAATCGTTGAGTAAATTATCAGCGAAAATATTTAGTGAATCATTAACCTTCACTCCCTTAAAACGATTATGGGAGTGAGTAATTAGCTTTTTTAGCTTATCAAAAAGTTGTTGGGTTTTTGTTTGAGTCATCGCACGCCTCCTTAAATATTAAATCTACTTATCATTCCAATTTCCAATGTGAGTACTGTAATTTAATTTTATGAGTAAAATTACTTGGAATTTAAACGTGCAAATATAAAAATGCTGTACAGATTACCATTAAAAATATTCCTACTGATAATTTCATTATGCCTATTGATGTCAGAAACAGTGCTAGGAGACAGCCACAGCCAGAATTTATACCGGGTTCATAATCACTTTTGGGTTTTGGTTGAGGTCTCATTTCGAAGTGATTTTCGACATATTTCGAAGATCTTTCAATTTCCTTCATCGTCGGAAAATCTTGCTGTTGATCGTAATTTTGTTTAAATCTCTTATCAGTTTTTTGATGGGGTAGATGGTGCGAAGTATTGATGGATGATTTTGTAGTTTTGTGGTAAATCTGATTGTATAGGGTATGTTGGGGATTTTTAATAGCCCCGAATCCCTTCCTTCCATATAAAGGATTTATTGCACGACGAAGCTTGCGATTTAAATTACCAGTAGTTCGAGCCTTAAAAGACTTTGATATATTGGGTTTTCGATATCCAAACTTCACAATTACCATCCCTTACATATTAAATCTACTTATCATTCCAACTATTGAATCTATTTCACAAGTATTTACCAGCTAATCCCCGATTGTAGGGAATCCGTACGCGTGTACTAAGTCGAAGTAGTTACTAGGCAAACAACCATTTTCTTCTATGTAGAATTGACTTAGCAGCGTAACGGCAAACTTATCTGACTGATTCTCCAGTTGACCGCGCCAGTGACCGTTACTCGTGTAGAGCGCAGCCATACCTTCGTGCTCGATGGCGTGGCATAACTCGTGGGCCATTACGAAGTAACGTTGGGGTGAGTCTCGGATTTCATCAGATAGAGCAATAGCTGGCTGACCGTCATATTCAAACCGCATTCCCTTAGGTTCATGCACGAACGGGGCGTAGGTTACATCTACGTTGAGTGCTTCTGCGATTTTAAATGGGTCGCAAGTTCCGTAACGGTCGGCGATAGTGTTAACAACTTCTTTAACCATTGAATTATTCATGGGCATCATTCTTTTCTTGCTTCCGCCGCTTCCAGAAGTATCCGACAAGGAACTGCTGAACGGCTTCTTTTGCGTCGGCGTCTAATTCGACGCCTTGGAAGTTCATAGGCTTATTAGTTTCCAAGTACTCGTTGAGATCGGTAATATCTTTCTCAGTGGCCCAAGCGGGTATTGAGTCATCGTTAATCAACGTAAGTCCAGCTGCTTCATATAGCTCTTTACGTGGTACTTTTAATCCCTTTGATAATTTATCCAACGTTTGAGGCTTGGGATTAGAGTCTGCTTTATGATTAATGATTTTTGACAGGTACGCAGCAGAAACTCCAATTTGTAGAGCGGCCTTGCGAATAGACCAGCCATTTTTGTAGATTGACTGTTCAATGAAGTCCCCCAGCCCAGTTTCGTTAATTGACGGCATTCCGGCTCACTTCCTTAACATTTTATATCTATATAATATAACTAACGTTAAGAAAAGAATATAAAAAGTAGTGAAAAAGTGTTGCATGTTTCTAAACGTTGATGTACTATTGAAATGTGGAAGAGAGGTGATAGCGATATGCATGTTACATCTAAGCTAAAAGTGAGAAGCTCATTGGCACTTAAACATAAAATCGCAATGGCTGGATTTACTTCGAAAAAATTAGCTGAGATTGTTGATATTACGCCTAATTACTTAAGCCAGATTGTTCAGGGAAAAGCAAGTCCCAGTCCGATTCGAGCACAAGCAATCATTGATGCATTGAGTGCAAGATTAGGTGAGTCGTTTACAATTGGTGATTTTTTTTTTGATGTTAGTGTTAAGAAAAATGCAACGGATTTTATTTCAGAGTTCGGTTAGGAGGAATACAAAATGAACGAATTAGTAATCATGAAAAATCAGCAGGCAGTAACGAGTAGCTTACAAGTTGCTGAAACATTCGGGAAGCAGCACAAAGATGTTCTCGAAGCTATTAAAGCCAAAATAAATACAGCGGAAAATTCCGCTCTACTCAATCAAATGTTTTCAAAAGGGACTTACAAGGCTCCAACGGCAAAACTAACCCAATGTATTACATGAATCGAGATGGTTTCTCGTTTATTGTCATGGGATTTACCGGACATAAAGCCGACAGTTTCAAATTAGAATATATCAGTGCATTCAATCAGCTAGAGAAGGCCGTTAAAGAGCAGTCAAAAGATTCCTACATGATTGAAGACCCAGTGAAGCGTGCGCAACGGTGGATTGAGGAACGTAAAGCTTATGATAAGGCGGCAGTTAAGGCTGACTACTTCGACAAGCAAATGCACAATCCTGGATTACTAACTGCCACGGTTATTGCGAAAGAATACGGGAAATCAGCAGTCTGGCTGAACCGCTACCTTGAGAAGTTGGGAGTTGTATACCGCCAAGGTAAAAACTGGATTATCAGACAAAAGTATGCTGGCAAAGGATACATGGGTTATGACAATTGGTCGGACGAAAGTAACAAGCACGTACGCCCATTACTCAAGTGGACGCAACGCGGTAAGAAGTTCATCTACGACTTGTTAGCTCAAAACGGTATTTTACCGGTCATCGAACTGATGCAGGTTCAACAGACCGACTTGCTGGAAGGAGGCTACTAGCGTGGAAGTTTCAATCGAAGAATTGAACTACTTGGTTGATATGCGTGCCAAGGAGTTAATCAAGCAACAGGCAACTCCGAAGGTGCCGTCACCGTGGAGCAAGTTCAGCAACGAAATCGACATGGACTTAGCTGATTGGGATCCACACGAAGCCTACTCCATCAAAACGGCGTTCTGCACGATTATCAGATGTGCGTTAGGCGCTAGTCGAGTGGTGAACCTAAACGAAGCCGAGGTTGAACAGGCAAGGGATATCGTTCACGTCTTGTTGTCGTTGGTTAATTACTGGAATAAGGAGGAAATCAAATGAACGTTAAAAAAATGCCTCTATGCGATATCGGCGCACAAAGACATATTTTAGAGAATGTTATTTCTGAGAAGTATCAGAGGATGACCCAGTGTGAGCGTGAACAAGTTCGTGAAGCAATTGTTCATCGCTCATCTGACGTACACGAGTTCGCACAGAACTTTCTCGACTCTGTAGAAGAGCATTAACTTCGCTGATGTAATTAAGAGAATTCTTTAAGTCACCGAAGTCATTTCTAATTGAGTCAACAAGGAAGTATTTGGTCATAGTTTCTTCCAAGTGTTGACGATTAGTTGAATCTAGTAAATCACCCATATCAGTTCGCCTCCTTAACTGGAATAGCTTAATTATCCCACTAAGCGGGTGAACACACATTAATTAAATAACGAGGAGGTAGCACAATGACACAACCAAATAAGGATGCAGTTTTGAAAATTTTTCTCCAAGAGTTCCCCCGTGAGGACAGGCCAAGGGTGCTAGTTGACGTGCAGATTGCGAAACCAACCGGTGAAAAAGTAGTCGAGCTACTAAAAAAAGAAGGCCTAACATACGACGAAGCGTACGCAAGCCTTCAATACGCCTACAACTTAATCAAGTATGAATCTAACTTTTTGAAGTTGTAGTTGTAATCAACGTGATCGGAGTAAATACAGCGTCTGATTCTGGCATAAGGAATGGCAGTTCCAATTCAGAATTGTAGCCTTTCACGTTGTAAACAAATGGAGTGACTGGATCACCTTCAAGATCGTGTACAAAGTCAAATATTTCTTTGAAGAAAATATCACTTCTTGTGAGATTTAATTCACCGAGATATTGAGTGTGAAATTTTTCCCCTAGTTCGCCAGAAATAAGCTTATAAATCAGATAAGAGTAAGTAATCTCTGTTTCTTTAAACCAATGATACCCGTGATCATTTATCTGTTCTTCAAAGTACTGAATACCACTGGGCATAGTTGAAGACTGATAAAAGTCACCGGTAAAAAGATGGTCTTGATATGAGAACACTAAGTCAAAATGATTGTTCTTCAAATTTCTGGTAAGGGGAAACAATTCGTTAGCTTTGTTAACTAGATATTGAAAGGCTTCCATTTGAGCATGATTCATGATTATCACCTCCTTTCCCAAGTTCTATTATCTCGCTTAGGAAGGGAGAAGTAAAAACTAATAGGAGGATTTACCTAATGAACGAGAAACATCAAGAAGCACTTGAGCAACAATTGCAGTTGCTGTCCGAACAATCGAAAGCGGACGGTGTTGACCCGGTAGAATTGACTAACCTAACTTACGCAATGATTCAAGTGGTAAGTGAATTGGAACAGGCGAATTTCGTACTGACATCAGCACTTAAAACAGAGGAGGACGCGGATGACAGACGATGAGTTTAAGCATGAACTGATTTATCAGTTAGAAGGATTAAACAAAACGCTCTCGGTTATCGCAAGTAACCAAGAGCGTCAAATGAACATCGATGCGCACGAAATAGCCAAAGAAATTCAGGACGATCTTTCTGAATCGTTGAAACGAACTACTGATCAGCTTCGTCTTTCGGATTACTAAAAGCGGCACGTAAAGCTACCATAGCAGCTTGTGCGGATAAGTTAGACATTATTTTAACCATCTAGGAGGCATCCATAGAAAGGAGCAATCATATGACCGAAACAACGGCAGTTGACACCAACAAGTTGATCGAAATGGTTCAGCAGGTTTTACCCAACGCGCGAATCATTACGGATAAAAAAGAGGCTGAAGCGTTTGATAACTTCATGGCCAACACAGAGCAAGCTACTCCACGAATTTGGACGCTCAAAGAGTTCTCAACATTGATTTATGACCAACCTAAGTCCACGAAAAGGGCTACTGCATATCTGTTCAGCCATCGTGATGAACTTGATATCAATCGGCCCGGTGGATTCATTAACTACGATTTAACGCACAACGGTTGGTCGATACCGGCTAAAGAACTGGTTGAGTTTGATACACAGCATCAATATCACTGGAGGTGATCGGCATGATTTCAATGGATATCGCAGGCTTAATCTTAATCATCGGCCTGACTGTCTTCGTGACATGCGTGGTCAAGGATCCAGCCGAGTGGATTGACGACTGGGACGCTCGCCACGAGGTGTGGGACAGTATCAAGCGCTGGTTTTATGAGGCGTACCTCGAATTTAAGGAGGTGATCAAGTAATGACGATCAGTAGCAGATTGATGCCGGACGATATTTCAATTGAAGAATTATTATCAGCGAATATCAGAATGATTATGGGACTCAAAGGTTTTAACAAGAACGAATTGATAATTAAATCTGAGGTATCACGGCCAACGATAACAGTTCTTCTAAGCAATCAGTCCAAAGGAATTCAATTTTCAACGATTGATAAAATAGCCAAAGCATTGGGGGTACAACCTATTGAACTATTTCAAATTAGGTAAAACAAAAAAAGCCCTGGACGGCATTCCAGAGCTAGATAAAAAGTTGTCGTATTCAAATTTTATCACCATTAATTCTACTCCGAAAAGAGGGTGGTGGCAACGGATTCAGAGCAACTTAACGCATTTCGCCAGTCACTCAAAACGGCGTACGACCTCACGGATTGGTTTAACGAGGTCGCTGACGATGATGCAGCCACCGCACGTCGAATTCAAGCGGACTTACGCGACGAACTCAGACGCATCGAATTTTACGGAAAGAAGTTGATTAGACATGCCGAATGAAGATCTATGGTACGCACAGTCCGAGGACGACTATTACCGCCAGCAAGATACTGACCCTGAAGCTGAAGAGGAAGCCTACCAAGAATACGAAGAAGAACAATTCGAGCAGGAGGATGAAAGATGATCAAAACAATCAAGCTGCAGTCAATCAAAAAAGCGGCACTGATTAGTGCCTACACTACCATGATCAAGAAGCTTCAACAACGCATCAACAGCACACCGGTAAGTGATATCCAACAGTTGGAACACGATTTTAGCCAAATGTATCACACACAGGCCCGACTCGCTGAACTCACGCAAGGGGGTGACGATCAATGATCAATCCAGTAGTTGCATTGCAAGTTCCAGAATACGATGTGAAACTCACGCCAGCTCAGATTGAAATTGAAGGTATCGATGGGCTGAAGCGGGCCGTTGACGCCTACTCGCAACGCTACTCAAACATCGTAGTCACAGTTGATACTGAAAAGGATGCCAAAGATACTCGGTCAAAGCTCAATCATTTATCCAAGGCATTGAACGACAAGCGTATCGCAATCCATAAGGAATACGATGTGCCTTACAACCGCTTTGCTGATCAGATTAACGAACTGAAAAGCAAGATCGACGAAACGGTTCAACCAATTAGTGATGCCTTGAAAGAGCTCGATGAACAACAACGTGAAGAGCGCAAAAAAGATGTCGAAACATCGATTGCTGAGATGGCTCCCAATTACGGAGTTGAGATTTCTGAGGTTGAAATCAGTTCTAAATGGTTAACCAAATCGATTAGCAATAAGGCGATTTTAGAAGGTATTGCCGATCAGATGAAACTCATCAAGGCTAAAAAAGATGTGTTGAACGCCAACATTCAAACGGTCACTACTCACGCTGAAACAAAGAAGTTAGACCCGGCTGGTTGGGTCAACATGCTCAAGCAAGGCCAGGATGTTGCTACGGTCAATAAACTGATTGACGAACATGTTGTGGAACTCGATAAGCAGCGCAAACAAAAAGAAGCTGCAATCGCGGAAGCAAAGGCTCACCAAGTGGTTAAGGATAACAAAATTATCAATACAAATACTGGTGAAGTTGAATCCTACGACGTTAACTTGCATATTACTGGCACTCTCAATCAAATGAATATCCTAAAAGATTTTATGGTTGAACAGGGTATCAGATACGAAACGATTTAGAGGTGATAGTCGATGAAGTTTAACAAACACACAGATGAAAACTTCACCATCATTCGAAATGATGTATTGCAAGACAAGAACCTGTCGTGGAAAGCAAAAGGTATTTTCGTTTACCTTTGGTCTCAAAAAGATGATTGGACTTATTACCAGTCTGAGGTTGTAAAGCATGCAAAAGGCGGCCGAGATTCGCTTTCAGCTGGGTTAGATGAGCTTCAAGAATTTGGCTATCTAAGCATTACTCGGAATCGTGATGAAAAAGGTCACCTAAAAGAACCGATTTGGGACTTATACCCCATTCCATCAACGTTTTCACCTAAACCGGAAAATCCTACACAGGGAAAACCTACACAGGGAAACGCGAAACTAACAAGTACTAATAATAACAAGAACTTACTAAAAGAACCTTCTTGTCCTAAATCAAAGATTTACGACGATCAGAGCCCATATTACAAAATGGCTAAAGCTCTATCTAATTTGATTAAGCAAAACGATCCGTCAGCTAAGAAGCATAATTTACAAAAGTGGGCGGATGACATGCGGAAGTTAGTTGAGTTGGATAAGCGAACGGATAAGAACGAAATCTGGGCAGTTATGAATTGGTGCCAGAATGATTCGTTCTGGAGTACCAACATTTTATCAGCAGCAAAGTTTCGTAAGCAGTATCCACAATTGAAACTAAAGATGGCCAAAGAGGAATCCAAAGGGAACCCCCTTGAACCACCAATGAGTGATGAGCCAGAAAACGGCTGAGGAAGCTAAGCGGCTACAGGAGAGAATCGAGGCAGAGAAAGAAAGTTCCGCCAAAGAAAGAGAGGCCGGTTGATGAGTGCTGAAAGAGACCTGATCAGCGTATTGCTGAATCGGCCCGGCAACAAATTCATTATCGACGTTAATCCTGATTGGTTCGCTGACGTTAACCTGCGATGGACGTTTGAGGCAATTAGTGGTTTAGACAATGATCATGTCAATACACTGAATGTTTTTGGCCGAATTAAGCAAAAGCACCCCAAGACGAGTTTGCAACTCACTGATTTAAATAGTATTGCGGGTCAATTCGTGACGGATGCTGGCGTTGACCAATTGGCGATTAATTTGCATCGTTCATATTTAAGTCGAACTTTACATGAGCAAATGGCGCAGTATCAGCGAATTGATACGGATGATTATTTGCAAGCTGTCAGAGAAACGATGGGACTGCTCGACCGATTACAGGTTGTGAGCGACGACGGATCGCTTGGTGGGGCCTTTGACGAGCTGGCTGATGGTATGGAACATAATCGACCAGTTGGAATTAGATCATTACCTAAGTTCGACAAAATGCTTGGTGGCGGGTTATACGGTGGAATGTTGTTGACCATTGGGGCCCGACCTGGAATCGGTAAAACTGCATACTGCCTAAATCTAGCGTATGAGATTGTTCATAATGATCCAGAAGTTGAGGTTGATTATTTTACGTTAGAAATGCCGAAACGAGAAATCGCCAACCGATTGGTCTCTGTCGATACTGGCATTAGCACAGAGGAATTGAAGAAGCCTTATTATCTTAGTCCAACTAAAAAAATGGCAGTTAAGGCAAGCATGAATACGTATCGCAAGTACTGTATTCGTGTATTCGACAAAGTTCCCAACTTAGCCACGGTGTTATCAACGATTAGACGTAACGCATCGAAAAAACCACGAAATAAATACGTGGCGATGGTTGATTACATTGGTTTGATTAAAGTGCCGGGGGATCTACAACCGTATGCAAAAATTGGTGAGGTTACGCGAGAACTCAAAATTATCGCTAATGAATGCAATATTCCAATTGTCGAATTGTCACAGCTTAATCGTGGTATTGAGAGTCGAGTGGATAAGCGCCCGATGCTAAGTGATTTGCGTGAATCAGGTTCTGTTGAACAAGACAGTAACGTAGTCGGGTTCTTATACAAACCAGATGAGAAGCAAGCACCACAAATTGAACGACTAGTGATCGCTAAAAATCGTGATGGTGTCACCGGTGATATTCCGCTGTATTTCAACGGAGCCGGTATGAAGTTTCAAGAAATTAACGAAGATGTTTGACGGGAAGTGATTAGATGACTGATTTCAACGCACGGGTTTTCAAGGATGAGATGACGAAACATAACTACGTTAATTCTCAAGCCGTGCAGGTTTGGACGACTGAGCTGCACGCCACAAACACTTCGTTAATACGTTAAACGCCAGCTTTGAAGTTCATCCCAATCCCGTCACGTTGGATCAGTTGGCCAAAGAAGATAAAGCACGATCCGATTGTGTCGAGATAGCGCTTAAAACAGCCGAAGCGGAAAAGAACCAAGGCTGGGGATATCTTGAAATGGGCCAAGAATACGTCAATAACCTCGTTATGAAGTATCAAGGTGATTTATCTCAATGCACTGAGATCGAGCGTAAAACCATTGATTATATCGAGTCATTAGACGCTAGACGTAAGCAATTGGTTGAAGTTACCAAACAGATTCCAACTAGAAAGGATGGCAAGCAATGAAGTATTACAAAGGCGGCGAGTTTCCGACTCAGCCGGGTATGTATTTTGTTTACGGTGATGGCGGGACTGGAAAGACCAGCTTAGTAAAGCAGTTCAGAGGTCACAAAATCGTGTTCAGCTTTGATTTATCAGCCAATGTTTTGATTGGCGATAAAGATACCGATTTGATGGTGCTTGAACGCTCAGACGTTCCAGTGATTCAAAAACAGGTTCAGGGCATGATTTGGCGAGTGATTGATAAGGGCGATTACGACGTGGTGGTGTTGGACAACGTGACAGCGTTACAAAATTTAGCGTTGGAAAATATCGACAACGCAGCAAAGGATAACCGACAAAATTATCAAAAGTTGCAGTTATGGTTCCGCCAGTTATCACAGTTCTTACGTGAAAGCGGTAAGACGGTCTATGCAACGGCTCACCAGATTGATTTAGGTGATGGTCACTTTGAGGCTGATATGAATCAAAAGACGTTTAACGCTTTTACCAGCATGTTTGACCTAGTCGGCCGCATATATCTAAAGGACGGTCAACGGATGATTGATTTAGATCCTGAGTCTGGGGACCATGCTAAAAATCGGATTGATGAACGCAAGTTGGTCAAAGCCGATGAATTGATTCCACAGCTACACGAGATTAAGCCAACTGAAACCAAAACTAAAAAGGAAGCGTGATCAGAATGAGTTTATTTACAGTTGATAGCAACAATATTTTGGGTGCTAGCGTACAAGAAGCGGGCCGTTACAACGTCAAGGTCGTTAAGGCCGATACTGGGACTACGGGTCGTGGTGATAACAAGATGACAGTGGATTACGAGGTGTTAGACGGCAAATACAAGGGCGGTCAGGTCCGCTACAATGTCATGACTTGGCTTGCTGAGGACAACGATAAGTTGGAAAAGACCATTAAACGATTTAATACCTTTGCCGTAGCAATCGGGGTCAAAGACGGGGCTGGTATCGATTCACTTCAACAGCTTGCTAAAGCTGCGGTGGGTAAAACGCTGACCATCGATGTTGATTGGGGTGAACCGAACAACCGTGGTAACAGCTACCTCCAAGCTTACGGATATCATGTTTTAAGCAGTGAAGCCAGTGAGCCAAACGGTGTAACTCGACCGGGTGCTGATAGCAATCAAGGTGGCAATAGTAATCCATTTGGCAATGGTGGTGGGCAACAATCAGCTAGTCACGCAACCGGTGGAACATTCGGTGGCAATGCGGATTCAATTGACATATCAGATGACGACCTTCCGTTCTAAATTTAACTAAGGATTAAGCTAATTCTACGATAAGTAACACGAACGTTAATTAGTCACAGCAGACAGAGACGAGAGATATGAGACGGTAAGGAGTGATAGTTTGGAACGGGTCAAAGCAGAACGATTGCCAGATGGCAGATATGTAATTGACCCAGGAAAGGTCAATATCGACCACGTAGAGACAATTAACGGTGGCCAGTCTAACGAGGTATGGATTGACTTTGAATTCGCTGACGTGCGCAGAATACGCCCACAACAACGCAAGCTGTTCTTTGCCTTACTAAATGACATCATGGTCTGGTCGGTAACGCCAAAGGACTTTCTAAAGGACCTATTCTACACGCAGTATTCGATTATGTATGACGGTAAAGAAATCAGTTTGTCGAATGGATCGCGGTGTTCTGTGACGGATGGCAATCGTCTGATCGATTTGGCTGTTGATTTTATGTTTGAATGGAACGTTCCGTTCAAGGAGGGATATGAGTTGTTACCACGAAATGAAGAGTATTACCTGTTTGAGTGCTGTCGGCACCGGGTTTGCTGTGTGTGTGGTCGGCGAGCAATTATCCATCATGTCGAGGGTAGTAGAGTTGGAATGGGTGGCGACCGGACGAAAGTTGACCATACGAAGCGCCGAGTTCTTGCTTTGTGCGAACACCATCACGATTTAATTCACAGCATGCCTGAAGGTGAATTCGGTCGAATGTTCCATATCCCGGTTGAAGGTGTAGAACTAGACGTTGAGACGCTACGCAAGATTGGTGTTAGAGGTGATTACAGTGCCTATCAAGACGAGCAACGCGGAACGGCAACAGGTTAAGCAGTTATGGATTAGCGGTGAGCGCAACGTTAGCCAGATTGGCCGCATGATGGGCCACTCACATGGGTGGGTGACTAATCGGTTGGCTGAGCTGGGTGTCACCGGATTTAAGAGGAGGACGAATCATGATCGACATGAAATACAAGCAGTATCACATCACAAGTGACCGTTATCAATTTACTGTTAATCGTATGAAGATGCAGGATGGTCAGCCCGTTGTGATAACAGACGCTAAGGGTAATAAAAGTTACGCGGAGTCATTAGTCGGACATTGGAATAGCTTGGGCAATGCTCTAAAAGGGTTGAGAAATTATATGATCCGCGTCGACGAGCCGGTAATTACCAGCCTAGACGAGCTGATAACCGCTAATCACAATATTGAGCAGGAGTTTGACGACTGGCTCGACCCGAAAGTAGGCGGTTTAGGTGAGTAAGCTGATGCTTAATAAAACAAAACATGGTCGGCGTTGGTTCACTAAGCAAATTATGTGGTGGACGTGCGGTTACATTGAAATTGATTCAGACATGCCGAGAAACTATTTTGATCCGGTCTATGATTGTTTTTATTTTTGGATGGGCCCAACGTTTATGGGCATAGCGTTCCCTAATTTATTAAATGACGGTGAAATCATCATGGCAAGTCAGGATTTTTTGCTGGATTCGGAAGCGGATAAGCCACTCGTAGAGCAAAATATTCTGTCACTAAAACCAGAATTTCAAGACGCTGCACGTCAGGCGGTTGAGGACGGAAACTACTTTTGGGTTGTCGGGTTCGACGATAATCACTGTGAAACATTAGGCAAAACCGGCATGATTGCGGTTACTAAGAGAGTAGCGGAACAAATGGACGCCCGACTATATCAGCCATTGGAGGATCTTAGCTAATGAAACGAAATGTAATTAAAGCACGTATGGAAGAACAAGGATTTGATTTTTCAGAGAGGGATGGAATTATTGCCATCACACGTAAATCGGATGGTAAAACGCTAGCGTCATCGATTGGACCGTTAGTTCAGGGCAATTTAGATGAATTTGGTAGTGAAAACATGCAATGGCTAGTGGATTACATCGTGACACCGGAAAAGGATCGAATCAGTGTCATTAAGTTTCGAGTGAAAGTTTTGCCTGAAACGCCAAATTTGATTGGCAATTATCTGGATAAACATGGTGATATCAGTGGGTGGGCGGATACAGACACAGATTTCACCGGAGCTGAGTATATTTTATTCAAGCGCGACCATCCTGAATGGGCGCCATTCTTGCCAGTATACGACATTAATAACACTGCCGTATTTATTCCGGTTAAGGACGGTGACGAGAGATGATTCGGACTGAATTAATCGAGGATAGAAGTTGGACGAACGCTGATCTGAAATCGGGAATCAACCACTTTTTGAAAGACCATCCAGACGTCAAACTTATTGATATCAAGTACCAAATGGCTATGGCGCCCGATGGTCGCGGTGTCAATTATTCAAAATCAGCGTTGATTGTTTACGAAACGGAATCTCCCGATGGAAGCATCGAAAAGTGTAGTTTCTGTGACGGATATGGTCCAATTATGAGCACAAATGATGCAACACTAGAGTTTGACGGCAATCAGTTGCTTGTACTGTCAATGGGCAAAAATGCTCAAAAATATGATGGCACGGAAGCGGTGTAAGGAATTCGTTACTGTCCGATGTGCGGACGAAAGCTGGGTGATGACGAATGATTAGAAGTACAGGATTAAAAGACACTCTGGGTACAAAAATTTACGATGGGGATATCGTTCAAGTGCAAGAAACTGAGGATAATGGCAGAATTGTGTTTTTATCTGCTGTCGTAAAAGTATATTTTGACGATGAACGTAGTGATTGGATGTGTGATGGTGGATTTACTGGTCCACTTGCCGAATATGCAAATAACGGCGAAGAAACGTTGCTTAATTACTACGGAAACCGGTGCAAAGTATTAGGAAATATTCGAGATAATCCCGAATTATTGGAGGCAGAAGAATGAAACCGATTGAATTCAGGGTGTGGGATAAGCAGATGAAAGTCTACGATGTGCCCACCGAAATCCACATTGACGATGGCGGCCATATCACCAGCGTGGACACTTACCATGGAACGTTAACGGACGGCAATTTCGAACTCGAACAGCTTATCCAATTTAAAGGTTCAAAAGGTGACGAAGTTTACGAGGGCGACATCATAAGTTACGGAAGCATTTGGTGTGAAGGCGACGAAATGGATCCGCATGAAGCTAACGGTTCTGGGCCTGTAATCTATGATGAAAATATGGCCGGTTACGCAGTAGAAAAAAATATGATGCTGGCTGATGTAGTGCTTGAAGACGGGTATGAAGTGATTGGCAATATTCATGAGAATCCAGAGTTAGCGGAGGTGGTTCGTAATGAGGACGATTAAATTTCGTGCGTGGGACGTGGTGGAACACAAATATTATAAGAACGTTCAAAGTTCTGAAAACTGTGAAACTAACCGGTTTTGGAGTTTTAACCAAGTACTCGAAGAAGTAGATAACTGGCATTTAGTTCTTGAAGAATTTACCGGTTTGAAGGATTCAAATGGTACTGAAATTTACGAAGGCGACATTCTTGAATTCCAAGATTTCGTATTTGGCGGTAAGCCCCGGTCTAAACGGACAATAGTTGAATGGAGCGAAGGTGATGCCGCATTTGTAACTGGCTTCCGTAATTTGTGGAAGCTAGTGGAACTCGGCGCGGTTGTAGTTGGTAATGTGCACGAGGATCCAGAACTGCTGGGAGGTCATGATGTACGCAATCAGGAATAAGAATACCGGCAAGTGGGTCAGCGCTCACCTACGATTCGTTGTGGGAAGCTGAGATGGATTTCAATCATCGCGGGTGTAGCACTAAAAATTATGCTATTAAGTCAGTCAAATTAGTGGAGGATTAGCAATGAAATTTAAAAAATTCTATAAAAAGGCACCACTTGAAGCAGTTCAGTTCGATGGTTCCCAAGAAATGATGGACGAACTAGGAATTGAGTATGAGGACGTAATCAAGGTAGTGCAACAACCCAACGGTCCCGTTGAAGTTCCCGGTTACAGTATTCAAACAGTTTCAGGTCGAATGAAATTTGAACAGGGTGACTGGATTGCTAAGTGGGACGATGGAACGTATTATCCGATTGAAAATAAGGATTTTCAGGAAAATTATGAAGTCAATCCCGAAAGAACCGTATTCAAATTTACTGCTTACGACTACATCAGCAAGATGCAAGAACAGCTTAAAGACAGAATCACCGGTGAACTTGGTGAAAATGCATGGACTGTCGGTGTTCAGAGATTTGTCAAGACTGCCACAAACGATATGCAAGAACATTTTGACAAGTCTGATCCTGATGAAATCGTTGATTTAGTGCTTGAACATTCACTTGATTCCACGATAGATGAATTTTGGAAACTATGTAAAGGAATCATCAAAATGGTAGTCGTATCAGTCTAAAGGATAGCGACTGATGCCGAGTAAAGATGACTGGTTTATTGACTGGACGCTCGCTACTCCTATGCCTAAGCAGGCCAGGATTGATGGCATCAGGAAGCTGGTGTATCAAAGCCATAGCGTAGAGCCAGTTATGTTGCCAGTCCAATTTAAGCGGTTAACTGGGGCACAGCGGTCGGAGTTAATTCATTACCCGGATAAATATATTAAGTTATTGGAGGACACGCGATGATGAAATACGATTTTAAGGTTAAGGGATCCGTAGTCCCTAAACCGTTGAGAATTGAGGACGGCCAAGTGGTCCAAGCTACGCTAAATGGAGCTGACGAGGTAGTAGTTGACCGCAGATTGGCGGCCGCAATCAAGATGCTAGCAGCGGAGGTGATGTGCGATAGCAAATGACCGTTGGCGTCGGGTTGAGCGACTGAAACAGCAAGATAAAGAATTCCTTGAACAGCAAAGAATGAAAAAGCTTGCCGAAGCGCTTATACTACGAAGCCTCGTTGAGGACCTGTTTAAGGATCATGATGGATTAAAGGTAGAAGCAGACAATGCGCTGGACAATCTACGTGTGACCGGAACAGTTCAGACTGAAAAACAAATTGATAAGTGGGTCAACGGCGGCATTCCAAACGTTGGCGAACCAGTAGGTGACAACGGAAAACGTGAAGCATTCATTCCGTTGATGGCAACACACGGCAACCCACCACATTCGTTAATTAAGCGGACGTGGGAGCGAGTTAAGGGGGTGCTGCATCGTGGGCACTAGTCCAACGGCACTCAACAAGCGTGGCAACAAGGTCTATCTGGACGGCTACAGGTTTGACAGCCAGAAAGAATGCGATTTCTACACCCGGTTCATTCGGGATAGCGGCGCACGATACGAAATTCATCCACATTACTTGCTAGAGGATCGGCACGAGTTAACGGGATTCAACACTCGCAAGGTAATCTACACACCGGACGTGGTCATCTATGATGATTCTGGCCATATTCTGCACGTTTACGACGTCAAAAATGGATTTACAGCTTACGCCATAGATACGAGTGTTAAGCTCAGATTCACGTTGTTTGCGGCTAAATACGGGATTCCCGTTGAAGCGGTGGTAATCCGTAAGCACGACTTTAAGTCCATCGCCATGGGAATTACGAAGCAAAGGTCTGCCAAAGAACCACTGATTTGCCGTGATGTATTTTACGACTGGCGTGGAGCGATGAAACTGTAGGAGGCGTGGAATGAACGACGTATCAGGTGCATGGGTTGTTGGTTAGTAGCGATTGCGATGCTGGCAACAAGCTTTATTGCGATCAAGGCAATCATGATTATTTTCGGTTGGATATTTTAGGAGGCCAGAGTATGAAAATGAATCAAGATGGAGTTGTGGGATATGTAGTTAAAGTGGGATCTTTATACGTGAAAGATGCTCGCAAAGGCATACAGAGCGACTTAATTTCGGCAGAACTAACTATTAGCGAGGGAGAAGCAGCTTGGTTTAATCACGACAATGCTGTTAGAACCGCAAATGGGCTACACGGGACGATTATGTCAGTTAAATTCATTGAGTGGCATCCTAATCAGGAGGACAAATAAGCATGGATAAACAGGTTGCAGAGTTAATCAAAACGCTGAATGGTGGGCTACAACATTTGCCAGATTTGGCAAAAGAAATGATACACCAGTATGTTATTGGTCATGCTTTTCTAGGAATTGTTTTTTTAGTGATGGCAATTGCGCTGCTTGCAGGTTATTTTCATGCACTAAAAACGAGCAAAGATTGGCAGAAAGATTCATTTGGTGATACATCTATGGCAATGTTTTTATTTCCAGCTATTGCTGGTCTGTTAACGATGCTTGGCATCGCTAATATATATCGTGCATGTACACCGATTTGGTCGATTATCCAATCGTTGACGTAAACAAAAAAGCCACCCCGGCAAGAGTGGCGTAACTCAGACTTCGAATAATCTAATTTTACGTTACAAACGCTGACATATCAAGGGGTGGCAAGGGTTGAACATTGAAGATTTAGATTTTGAAAGTTTAGTTCCAGAGTTGGATGAGGAGCGGACCATCGCAAAAGCTAAACATTTTCTCATGCGGACGTTTCCACGGCTACAGCGGGTAAGCCATATCCAGGCTAGTGACCTTAAGTCACCAAGCATGGACGGCATGCCTAAAGTGGCGAGTGCAGTCAACCACACTGACGATAAAATCGTTAAGCGATTGGCAGCGGAAGAAGCGGTTAACCAAGTGATCAAGGCAATTAACGGCTGTACGTGTATGAGTCGTCAAATTTTGATTAAGCTATACATTCAACATCACAGCGATACGAATGTGACAATTGATTTACATCTCACCAGGAGCCATTATTTTGACAAGTACAAGCCGTTGGCACTGCTGGAATTTGCTGACGCATTGTCAGGAGTTCAGGAGTTACGGGTATTCCAGGGCGAAGTCGAAAATGGGACTGCTTGGGGACTATATGGGGACTAGGTTGGGACTTTTTAACCGGTAAATGGGGGTATTCTAGTATCGTTGAAAGAATCAAGAAACGGAATTACCCGCCGTTTAATCTCAACTACAACCCTAACAGGGTGATTGGACAGGCCAGTGTGGGTTCGACTCCCACATCACCCGTCGCCAGTTAATACTGGCAAACCTCTAACATTATTTATGTTGGCCGTCGCCGGGCGGCCATTATCGCGGGTTCAAGCATAGGACGCTTAACTGCTTCATAAGCAGAGTTTAGTCGGTTCGAGTCCGGCACCCGCAATGGGTCCCTAGCTCACTGTAGAAGACAGCACATCAACACAGTGGGGAAAAACGTCAGTCGGAGAGCAGCCGTTCGTTAGCAGGCTGCGGGGATGTGCCCCCCAGATTGGGCCGAGCCTAACAGCTTCATGCTGTGGGTACTGATAGATACCGAGTTTAAGTTTGTAGGTGTCAAACATCTCACTGGTGCAATGGCAGCACGGCGGTCTCCAAAACCGTTGATCGTGGTTCGAGTCCACGGTGAGGTGTAGCACGCTAAAACAAAAAAATAAAATAAGTTTTGTGTTTCGATGGCGTGTTAGCTGTTGGGTGATGCCGAAGTCCCCAACGGCATTTTTAGTTAGGAGTGGATTGTATGACAGAAAGCGAATACTTAGACTTGCGTCAATTAGCGATTAGGGCGCGCCGGTTGCTCACTGGGAATTTTAAGCAGCCGAAACGAGGCAAGCCATTGAATCCTAATGTGGACGTATGCGAGTACTTTTGTGGACTATTCGTCTTTGAGTACAATCGACGCCACAAACGGCCGATTACGGTCAAACAGTACATCGGAGAAGCAGTTTGAGACAGGTACACACCAAGTATGGGAACGTCTTCCCAGTGGAGGCCCGGATATTTGGTGAGCTAGATCAGTGGATTAAAGAGAAGCGTCGTACTGAGGAGCATGGCACTTGTTTAATTGAGAAAAAAGAGAAAGAGGGAAAACAACGTGGTCAAAGATAACAACGGGAATGAAATTAAATATCATGACGTGCTGATCAACGAGGATGGAGTAATCGGATTCGTGGTGAGCGGAACGAACTTTAAAGGCAAAACCACGTTGGGAGTAGTTAACTCTAATATTGGGCTAAATGATAAGTTGGAAACTTTCCCTGATGGTGTTTGGGAAATCGTTGGTAACCTCGAAACAGGTAAAGAATTAGAAGAAGTGAGATAACTCAGTGAGTGTTTGATTGTGAGGTGTGGTGATATGTAATGAAGAAGCATGAACAGGCCGAACAAGACTATCTGGCAGGAATGAAGTATAAAGACATCGCTGAAAAGTATGGTGTATCTATTTCAACTGTTAAGTCTTGGAAAGCACGTTATTGGCAAGACAAAAGAGACACAACGTCTGTGAAAAAGGTTGCGTCCAAAAAACATAAGGTTGCAAAAAAGGTTGCAGACGATAATTCACCAGATTTAACCCCTCAGCAGGAGCTGTTTGCTCAGTTAGTTGGCGGGAAGCAAATACCATTGTATCGGGCTTACTTAACTGCATATTCACAGAGGAAGCCATCATTAGCTACGGCTATGTCGGAAGGTTCAAGGCTAGCAGGAAGTTCTAAAATAAAAGAACGTATTTCCAAGATTTCCCAAGATTCGGCCAGTCATCATGACTTATCGCTGGACAATGTAGTTAACGATTATGTATTCCTGCGTGATGAATCCAAGGCAAGCATAGTCGCTGATGGAATTCATAAGGCTAACACTGATGCATTCACTAAATCACTGGACAGCCTAGCGCGCTTGCTCAAGTTAGATCCGATTATTGCCGAAGAGTATCGCAATAAGAAAGCTGATGCCGACGTTAACGAGTTCGATGCTAAACAACAGCTTCATCCAGAGGACATTGATAACGATGCCGGTGATAGCTACATTAACGCTATTGATCAAGGCATTCATCAGATATTTAAGAAAGAGGACGGTGACAGTGAATGAGGGTACCACAATTTGAATTCACACCATTCTCACCCAAACAACTTCAGGTCTCGGCTTGGTGGACTGATAAATCACCTTACAAGGATTACGAAACCATCATTTGTGATGGTTCTGTTCGTGCTGGCAAAACACTCATTATGTCAACCAGCTTCATTGAGTGGTCCATGGCTAACTTTAACGATGAACAATTCGGTATTGCAGGTAAGACCATTGGCTCGTTGCGTCGTAACGTGTTGACCCCACTTAAACGGATTTTAAAAGGACGTGGCGGTTACCGGATTAAAGATAAGCGGGCTGATAACTTGCTAGAAATTACTCGTGGAAACGTCACTAACCACTACTACGTTTTTGGTGGTAAAGATGAAGGGTCACAAGACCTGGTTCAAGGGTTAACCGCAGCAGGCTTTTTCTTTGATGAAGTTGCCTTAATGCCACAGTCATTTGTCAATCAAGCAACAGCTCGTGTTTCTAAAGATGGTGGCAAATACTGGTTCAACTGTAACCCCGATGGTCCGTATCACTGGTTCAAATTAGAGTGGTTAGACCAGCCGAAGAAGCATAAAGTGTTGCACATTCATTTCACGATGAACGACAACCCATCGTTATCAGATGAAGTCAGAGACCGTTACAACCGTATGTATACTGGTGTGTTCTATCAGCGTTACATTCTCGGCTTGTGGGTGCTTGCTGAGGGCGTCGTGTATGACAACTTCAATGCAGAGCAAATGGTTGTTGACCCGCCTGATCCAAGCCGCATAACTAAATACGTTGTATCGTCTGACTACGGTGCGCTTAACCCTACGGTATTTCTGCTGTGGGGTTTTTGTGATGGCGTTTGGTACTGCCTCAAAGAGTACTACTTTGACGGCCGGAACAATCCTGGTCATCGTCAAAAGAGTGATGATCAGTACGCTAACGACTTAGGCACGTTTCTCGGTCCCATTAGTGCGCCAATCATCCTAGATCCATCGGCAAAGCACTTCGCTATTAAATTGGAACAACGTGGTTACGAGGTGATACCCGCTGATAACGACGTATTAGATGGCATACGGCTCACACAGTCGTGCATGAGCAATGGACTGATTAAGTTCACACCAGGGCTATCGTCGGTCTTTAAAGAGCTATCCAGTTACATCTGGGACAGCAAGACCGGTCAAAAGGGTGAAGATAAAGTGGTCAAGGAACACGACCACGCGATGGACGCAATGCGGTACTTCTGTATGGGAGTGCTTGCGCCTAACCAAAATGAAGAGGGCATTCAAGTATTTGATCACTATTAGGAGGTGAAGCTCAATTGGATATTTTTAGGCCAAAGAACACGCAAGACTTTATCATCAGTGGAGTGCCGCTTGATGAACATAACGTTTCGAATAATGGTGATACTTCATTAGGTGATAACATCACTTTAACGGATGATGACGTTTTCCTGTATCGTTCGGGAGCAAACTTGCTTGATAATCTGGAAGACGTGCGGTCAATCGTGAGTTATCACGAGAACTACATCGCCGAGAAGTACAAAATGAAGCGAGATTATTATAAGGGTCGACACCATGCAATCATTCAGCGTCCACCTAAGCCACATAACAAGCCTGATTATCGATTGCTGATTAACCTTCCTAAGAAGTTAGTATCGACGTTTAACGGGTACTTTAGTGGTGACCCTGTAAGCATCAAATATCATTCGGATAGTGATGCTAGCAACGATAAAATGAACGATGAGATTCAAAGCTGGCTGAATGATAACGATTACGGGGACACGTTTAGTGAATGGGCTAAGCAGGCCGACATCTACGGTCGTTCTTACCTGTATGTTTATCAAATTGATGGTGATTTACGAATTGCGGTTTGCTCACCTCGTGACACGATTATGATTTATGACGACAGCATTCAGCATCGACCAGTAGCAGCTATTCGGTATTCTACTAATTCTAATAAGCAATACGATACGTTGATTACCCCTAAAGCCGATTATCTGATTAGCAACGATAATGCGAATTCTGAAATGAAAGTGACCAACGTTGATCCAAATAACCCTGATAACGTTGTGAAAGAAGATATTCATGATTTTGAGTCGTTACCAGTCATTGAATTGGCCGAAGACGATGAGCGTATCGGTATCTTTGATGACGTTATCAGTTTGATTGATGCAGTTGATTTAATTCAATCTGCAAAGGTAAACGATGTTAGTTCATTTGCTGATCAGTATTTGGTCGTTAAAGGACAGAAGTTAACCGAGGAGCAAGTTACCAATATCCAAGATAAGCGGTTCATCAACCTTTATCGGGAAACTAAGACGAGCTTTAATAACACTGATAGCAACATGCTTGACCCCGATGCGTTCTTCTTAACTCCTGATCCCAGCGACGAAACGCAAGAGAATGCATTAAATCGATTGATCGATATGGTGTATCAGGTTTCTCAAGTTGTTAACCTAAATGATTCTAACTTTGGTGTGTCGGCACAGTCAATTAGTGGTGTGGCCTTGCTTCAACGTTATCAGCCAATGCAGGCCAAAGCACGAACCAAGGCCAAGAAGATGGATAAGGGCTTGCGTCAACTGTTCTCAATTATGTTTGCTTACAAGAACCTATCAGGAAACGTGAGTGACCTAACGTTTGACCACAAGCAAAGCATTCCACACAACGTGTCAGAAGAAGCTGACATTGTGGGCAAGCTTAACGGTCAAGTGAGTGACCCAACTAAGCTGAGTTACTTATCAGGCATTGATGATCCCGACAAGGAAATTGAGCGGTTGCATGAGCAGCAGAAGCAAGACCAGCAAGCGACGGCCAACATCGTTAAAAACTATCTATCCGACCAAAAGAAGGGCGGTGTGGTAGATGACGATAACGGTCAAGCAACAACAGGCAAGAATACAGCAACTAATCAATCTGGACGACCAAACGGACAAGCAGACTGATGCTTACTATGATGAGTGCTTAGCCTACATTCGAGACCACTTACTACAGTTTTACCAGCAGTACGCGGATGAGAACGGCCTATCGATTTCACGGGCCCGGGCCCACATTTCGAAATGGGACTTGAACCAGTGGAAGCAAGCTATCAATGAAGTCGATATGTCTGGTTGGCCGAAGGCTGCTACTGACCGTGTGAAAATGTACGGGGCCACTGCGGGTATCGACAAGGCTCACGTTATGCTGGCAATCATTGGACTGGCTCTATTACGGATGACGGTCAAACAACGGCAATCTATCCAACAACGTTCGGTTAAGGATGCTCGAGACGAAGTTAAACGGATGAAAGTGGCTTATAAATTAACGCCTAAGCAATCGAAGAAGGTAACGAGTATAATTACTCAGCCTGAAACCGTTAAGCAGTGGAGCGCACGTTTATGGACCAATCATGACATGATGGCTAACGACGTTGAGAACTTGGTTAACCAGTATCTACGTCACGGAGCTACGCTGAACGATTTACAAGACGGTTTGAAGAAGCATGTCAACAAGGAGCAATTCAAACCCAACCAGTCAATAGCTGATTGCATTGCACAAGCTCAGTACAACACTCAGCGGTTGGTTCGGACTGAGTCGGCTCGATTAGTGGACCAAGTAACCATGACCACATTTCGAATGAAAGGTGTTAAATGGATTCAATGGGTCACTGAGCCGGGTGCATGTTCGAAGTGTATGGGTATCGCCGATAGCGGACCTTACGCTATTGATGATTGCCCTAGTATTCCTGACGACAGCCATCCTAATTGTCGATGTTCAAAGGTAAGTATAGTCAGAAAGAACCAATAAGCATTCAGCACTCCACTGTGAGTGCTTTTTTTATGCCCTTTTCCGTGTGTTGCGGGCAATAAAGAACAACCTGAGTAAGCCTCCCACGGCTTTAAATGCGCGAAAGGAGCTTGAACATGAAAGATAATGATACTTTGCCGATGCCGATGAAATTACAGTATTTTGCTGATCCAAAGGATGACCCAGAGCCAGATGATCCAGAACCAGATGATTCGCAAACTGAAACTCACAAAGATGACCCAGAACCAGATGATACGACCACCACAGAACCCGATGATAAGAACGCCAAAATCATCGAGAAACTGCAAGGCCGAATCGGCAAGGAACAAGGTGAGAAGAATCAGCTTGCGGAGCAATTGAAGGCCGCACAGGACGAACTGGAAGCCTTGAAAAACGGTGGTAAGCCGAAAGAGAAGCCGAAGACTGAGGATCAACTGGAAATTGAATCGCTCAAAGCCCAAATTGCACGCGATAAGACGACTAAACAGGTCGTAAACGTGTTTCACGAGGGCGGCGTTGAGGTACCAGACGACATTATCAACTTATTTGTGAGTGATGATGCCGATGAGACCATTGAGAATTCCAAGAAGCTGTTGTCCTTTGTGACACAGGTCAAACAGAGCACAGAATCCAGCGTTCGTGATGAATATCGGCAAGGTAAACTGCCATCTGATACTAAACACCAGAACTCTAATTCTAATTTCGGCGTTGAAGTAGCGAAGTCTGGAACGTCCAGAGCCCCATTGCAAACACGTTACTAACAGTTAGGAGGATTTTTAAATGAAGAAACAAATTTTTGGCACGCATGACATCTTAGTCGATGACTATAATGCCACCTTAATTGCGAATATGGTCGATGATCCGTCGGCAACCGCTGATGCAGATGGTCAAAAGTATTTGATGAGTGGCGTGCTTTTAACAGCCACTAAGAACGCCTTGACTAGCAACAATGGTGCTGAAGCTTTAGTGCCGACGACTGACGCTACTAAAGCACAGGGCATTTTACGTCAAGATTATAACGTTGCTGGTGGTGCTGTTCCTGCTTCAGTCATCGTAGCCGGAACCATTAACTTGGCCCGTATGGATGAAACCACGCGTGCTATGTACACCGATGACCTCATTACGGCTTTAAAGGCGGTTCTCCCCCGAGTGACCGTTATTAACCGAGACTAATTTAGGAGGAAACTAAATGTTAACGATTAGTGATATTGAAAATCCAGCTGCCATCATTGGTAACTGGAATGAACGTGCTAATGAACGTAAACCATATCTGTATCAAAGCATTTTTGATTTAACGTACAGCGGCACCGATACGACCAAGTTATATTACGGCGAAGAATCTAAGCTACGTATGATGACCGCCACCACGGAAGACGTTGCTTCTGTTAAGCTCGGTAACCGTGGATTCGAAAGTGAACCGTTCTCGCTTATTCCGTTCAAAAACTACAAAGCTATGAACGAAAAACGGCGTCGTGATATTAACCGTGCGTTGGCTAATAACAGCAGTGAAGCTGAGATTCAAGCGATTACAAGAACGCAATACCAAGACCTAGACGATTTACTAACGTTTGGCTATGGCACTCGTGAAATTATGGCTATGCAAGCCTTGACGACTGGTAAAATCGTTGTTTCTGGTAGCGATGGCACCGGCAGCAACAACTTGGTTTATACTCGTGATTTCCACATGCCTGATGAGCACAAGGTGTCAGTGACCACCGAATGGGGCACGCCTGATTCGTCACCACTTGATGATATTCAAAAGCAAATGGATAAAATCAGTGATGATAACGGTACCGATATTGGTGTTGCCTTCATGAACGGCCGTACCTTCCGCAAACTACGTGATTCTGGTGAAATTATTACCACGTTAACGGATGGACGTGCTAATAAGGGTGTTGCGGTAACTCAATCGGCGGTAACTCAATTGGTCAGCGACACACTTGGCGTTCAAGTAGTTATCTATAACAAAGGTATTGGCAGCGACCGGTTCATCCCTGACGATGTGGTTGTGTTAACGCCTACTGGTTCGTTAGGCCGTATGGTTTGGACTGATACCAACGAAGACATGGGCCTTTCGGGTGATCCAACTGTTCAGCTTTCACGAATGAGTGATGGGATTACGGTCTACACTGATCGTATTCACGACCCAGTTGCCACTTTAGTACACGTTTCTCAAAATGTGCTTCCGGCATTCGACAAGGTTCGTAATGTCGTGATTATGAACGTTAACCCAAAAGCGTAACGCCACCTACTAGCGGTGGGACTACTGGTTCCACTGGGAGTACAAGTGGCGAAACTAATACGCCAGCACCTAATCCAGCAACTGGTTTGGCGATGAGCCAAGCAACCGCATCAATGAAAGTCGGTGACACTAAAAAAGTGACCGCTAAGGCAACGCCTGACGATGCTGACGATGCAACTGCGGTTAATGGTGCAATCACTTACGCTTCTAGTGACGACACGATTGCTACGGTTGCAGCGGATGGCACGATTACGGCGGTTGCTGAAGGCACAGCCAACATCACGGCCACTAGTGGGGACTTCACGGCGACTGTTAAGGTGACTGTAGCAGCAGCTAGTTAGTAGGTGGTCTCTATGGAGCTAACAGTTGAAACAGTCAAACCGATGGATAAGCGCTTTAAAAAAGCTGATGATGCAACCATTCAGAGCTGGATTAACGTTGCCAAACCGATGATAGAGGCTTCGGGATTGCCTGAAAGCCAATTGAGCTACGGATGGCAATTGTTGTCGGCCCATGTTGGCACGCAGCTACTCAATCGCAGTTCGAACGTTTCATCAAAGACGATGGGACCGCTGACGATGAGCTATTTTGACTGGTCTAGTGTGAATACTGACCCTTTTTTAGACATGTACAACGACTTGCTTAGCCGTTACGGCCTATCGTTACTCGGAAGAAATCGGGTGCAATTCTTATGATTGACGAATACAACAACATTGGCAAAATTTCACAGCAAGTTGACGTGTTCAACACTCACATGATTGAGGTCGGAGTGCTGGCGAATGGCTTGCTCCAGATGATTGCAGTCGTCAACAACGATGGTGCAGTGATCCATGCCAAAAGTAGCGAGTACCTGATGATTCCATACCGCGAGAATGGCAAGTTGAAGTTTGCTAAAAAGAAGTCGGTTACGATTCCAGCCCGTCGCTTCTTGGAACGTACCATGGAACGGCATGAATCACGCTGGCAGACCGAAGCCAGAAAGCAATTTATCAAGATTGCGGACGGCAACGGTACCGCGATGATGGCACTCAACATGTTGGGACACTTGATGGTTACGCAGATGAAATCTGAAATCGTTAAGTTTAAAGTGCCACACAACGCCAAGCTGACCATTGCCAATAAAGGCAAAGATGACCCGTTGATTGATACTGGTGCCCTGAGAGACGCCATCAATTATCGAATCGTCACGAAGCATTAGAAAGGAGTAAACAATGAAAGGAGGTGTAAATAAATGGCAGACGAACCAACGACTTACACGTTGAACGTGTATAAGAAGGACGATTTGAAGACTGTAATTGGGACTGGCACTGATACCGACGCCAAGGCGGCAATCACTGGCCTAACGGCCGGGACAGTAGTTGCTGATGGCGACTATGTAGCGACTCACGTTGATCCTACTGGTGTGCAAGATGAATCAGAAGCTGAACCAGTACCCGGATTTACCGTCCCAAAACAGAAAGCACCGGCACCAACTAACCTAAAGTCAACACCAACGGCTGACGGTGCGACTATCACCGCTGGATAAGGAGGCATGAGTAATGGATGAATTTGATTTTAGCGATATGTTGGACGAATGGTCGACTCCACTCGAAATTCAGTTAAAGAGCGGCAACGACGGCGGCCAATACGTCGCTGGGGTGTGGGTGCCTGATGAGGGCGAAACGCTCCAAATCAACGAGCCATTACTCCCTCCTAACTCCAATATGACATTCGGAATGAATGGCAGTGTGCAAGAAGGCGGTACAGTCGAGACGTATGACATGGTGTGGTACTCACAGCGACCCAACATCGCTATCAATACTATCGTCAAAGACGTTAACCTGAACCGTACCTTCCGGGTGAAAGGGTCCAACCCATACACCTCAGTATCGGACATCACAATCTACGGATTGGAGGCAGTGACATCAAATGGACAAGCCGTATGATTACGAGGCGCTCATGGCGCTTATAACTGACGAAATCAAACAGGAAACGGGTATCGAATGTTACGAGGCCAACTCAATGGGTCCACAGCAGTCATATCCGTTTTTTACGTTTGATATCGTTGATCCACACATCGAGCTGCCTTTTACCGACAACATCAACTTTGAGCAATTCGAAATGACGATTCAGTTCGACGCACACTCGCAAAACATCTATGAAGCGACCAATCTGGCCAGTCAACTATCAAAAATGTTTGGAATCCAATCGGTCGGGTTACTGGCTGAACAGAATGGTTTCTACGTGATTGAGACTGAGGACGTACAAAACACTGATAACGTTATTTCGATTCAAGTTGAGCGGCGGTCGGGGTTTATCGTCCGACTGCGCATCTGCGATTCATTTCAGGATGATATCCAAACGATAGATGACGTCAATCTTAATGGCGCTAATTTATCGGATAAAAACAACTACAACAAAGAATAGGAGGGATTAACTGATGCCAGTAATTCCTAAGAATACGGACGTGTTCGTCTCAATTGACGTGACACATCCACAAACAACGGTCGGGCTGAAGAACCCGGCCATTTTTGTTAAGGGACTCAACGTGCAAACGCAGTCCTACAAGGAATACCTGTACTTAGACGCAGTGGAAGCGGACTTTGACAGCACGACTTCGGTCTACAAGATGGCTGAAACTATCTTTGCTCAAAATCCGGCCCCACAACTCATTGCAGTCATCACCTACATTGGCGATAGTGCTGCACCAGCTACTAACCAAGCACCAGCGCCAACCGGACTGGAAGCTAGTCCGACTGAAAACGGTGCAACGGTAACCGCTGACCCAGTAGTCATCAACGAACCAGGCGATGACATTCCAACGAGTGGGATTGCGAAGGCTGCCTTCGATTGCTTCTACAGCAACTGGGAGTTCGCTTTGCTTGCCGACTACGACAAGACGGAAGCCCTTGCGTTGGCTGACTTGATCGAGCATGGGGGCTATGACGCTAAAGGGTTCCATATCTGCTTCTTGCAGTTCGATGACACCAACAAGGCCGACATCACCGACTTCACTAGCTACCAACGGACATTCGAGTTCTACCACTCCAACAGCGAGCAGTACGCCGCTGCATTGGCTGCTGCTGGGGCTCAACCAACCATTGGTAAAGTTTCATGGAAGTTCGTGAGCGATTTAGCCAACATCACGCCAGAACCCATGCCGGTATCTGACGCTATTGCATTGGAAAAGCAAGGATTCATTTTGTACATCCACAAGGGAAACAACAATAACCAAAGCGATGACAAGAACCTGGCAGGCATGTACATCGACGTGATTCACGGTCTGGATCAGGTCAAGGCGACGGTTGAAACTAACCTGCAAAACACCTTGAACACCGCTGGTAAGACGCCATACGACTCGATTGGTTTAGGCATGATTGAAGCGTCCCTCGAAAGCTCACTTAACGCATGCTACAACGATGGCATCATTGCCACTGACCCTGACACGGGTAAGCCAATGATGACCTACAACGTGCCAAGCATCGGAACCATTGGTCGAGTTGACATCGCACAACGGGTGCTCAACAACACCACGTTTGGCTACACGCCAGGCAGCGCAATCAATACGATGTATGTGCATGGCAACATGCAGGAATGGATTTAATGAGAGGAGATGAAGCCACATGGCTGTAGATTCAAGTGTCGACAATTTTACCGGTCGCAACTCAATTGATATTGGTGAAGGCCGGACAATGAACCTGTATAAGGCAAAGGATGTATCGATTACGATCACCCGTGCCGACGGTTCAACGGTTGTTCTGCGGAACTTCCAAGATGGCGATATGGTCACACCACAAAAGACCAACAACAAAATTACGACCATGAGTGACCCACAAGCGTCGCCGGCAGCAGCGGTTACCTATGACTCACTGGGGTCATTCCAAACCACCGTGCAACAAGGCTCACCAACTAACAACTTGTTGAGCGAACTTTACAACACGGATGAAGTGTTTGGCTTCCGGGTAGCATATGGTGATGAGGTCACTAACGCCGACCACTGTATGATTCAAAAGTCACCAGATGCACCATTTGGTAAGGATGTGCCAACCCGTCAATGGACAGTTGAAGCGTTCGACTACAAGTACGATGGTGACGCCAATGCCTAAATAAATTTGAGCTGACTGCCGGTGCAGTCTTTTTTTATGCCCAAATTTAGGCGGTTCAGGGTGGTTCGACTCCGCTCTGGATCATTAACCAACTAAAAAAGGAGCTATTAACCATGACTGAAGAAAAAGCCGCAACTACAACCGAACCTAAAAAATATAACAAGAATATGAAGCAAGAAACATTCACCAGTAAACGAGGCACCGAATACCTTTTCACGTATCCAGGCACGTTCTACGTCCAAAAAAACGTGATGGATGCGTCTATGCGCAACGGAGTTCAAGATACCACATTGCTTAACGAGGCCATCATGCAACATATCTTAGAAGGCGACTACGACTGGAACTACTTCGACAAGAAAGTCGCTACTAAAGATCGTTCAGAATCGATTGCGGTTAGGGATTTTGATGATACTGAAGTCACTTACAACTTCAAGTTCCCCGGATTCCAACGAATCATCAAGCTACAAGCAGAGGCAACAGCTGACGATGGCTCATTGATGACAGCTGAATACTACAAAGGCTTAATGAAGCACGTTATCACCAACGAAGAAGTTAATTTCTCTTACTGGGATCACCATGAAGGCTATACAGAGGTCATGCAAGAAGCCGATTTGTTCATCGGTACGATCGTCAACAACTCTGAATATCAAGAGGTCATGACTGCCGCAAGCGACTTTGTAGGCAAAATGTTTCGATAATCACGTTAAAAGCGCGGGGGTAACGGATAAGGCGCAGAAGTTACTCCCGTATTATCGGCCAAGCATCTACAACATTGCTTCTGTTGATCAGGCTAAGTGTATGACAACAGACGAACTGGCAGTAGCTAACGAAATGGTAAACCAAATCGAACAACAACAGGCCATTAAGCTCGCTAATCAGATTGCACTCATGCTCTTTGGTGACGGAAGCAATAAGTAGAAAGGAGGCCAACGATGAGTCTTAGAAAATCGTTTATTGAAATTGGTTGGAAGATTGATAAATCAGGGCTAACCACTGCTAATCAAGAAACCACTAAGATGATTAAGAAGTGGGAGAGTGCGCTGGGTAGTATTGACGCTTATAACAAGCGTATTAAGCAGTTAGAGGCACAGCAAGGCAAACTCACTACTCAAGTCGATAAGACCACTAAAGCGCAAGAAAATTCGACTGATCAGGTCAAGAAGACGACTGACGAAGTGGAACGGAGTACTAAAGCTTCCGAACGCCAGCAAGCTGCTACCCAACGGCACACACAAGCCGTTCAAAAGTCAGCGACCCACATGCAATCACTGGGTAACTCTATGCAGAGTGTGGGACGATCGGCTTCGGCATTGTCGTTAGGGATCGGCGCAGGATTTATTTACTCTGCTAATCAGGCTTCTAAGTTACAAAATCAGTATAAAATTATTACCAATTTGGCAACTACCGGTGGTGAAAAATCTGCTGAAGCTCAACGCAACGTCAATAAGATGCAAAACGATGGCGCTAAATACTCGCAAAAATATGGGGTTGCTCAAAAGCAAATCTCTAGTGGGTATGAGGAACTTATTCGGCGTGGTTATACGTCTAATCAAGCGTTAGCGGCGCAAAAGACGTTCCTACAAGGGGCTATTGCTTCCGGTGACGACTATACGGATGTTGTCCATAACTCGACTGCTGCCATTGAAGCGTTCGGCTTAAAGTCAAATAACACGGCTCAAATGACGAAGAACACCAAGTTAGCAGTTAACCAGATGGCTTACGCTGCCGACTTAACGGCGACTGACTTCCAAGGTATGGGATACGCAATGACCTACGTAGGGTCAACAGCCCACAGTGCGGATCAATCACTTGGTCAAACTGCGAGTGCAATTGGGGTATTGAGCAACGCGGGGCAAGAAGCTTCCGTTGCTGGTACTGGACTACGTAAAGTTTTGAACTCATTGGCATCTCCGGGGCCTAAGAGTGGGATTCCCGCCCTTAAATCTATCGGGTTAGCGCCAGACGATTTACGGGATAGTAACGGTAAGCTCAAGAGCATGTCGTCTATTTTTGATTTGCTGAACTCTAAGTTGAAAGGGAAGTCGCGTAAAGAGAAGTTCGACTTTTTCCACACGATGTTTGGCACGACTGGGCAAACGTCAGCAATGATCCTGTCGCAGAATGCTAAGCAACTTGGTAGTTTGAACGAACAAGTTAAAAAAGCCCAGAACCAAAAGGGTGGCGGCTACATCGCTAACCTGTCGGGTAAAAACATGCAGACGTTCCAAGTGCAGTTACAGCGTTTCAAGCAAACTGCTCTAAATTCTGGTATTGAAATGTCTAAGACGTTCTTGCCAGCAGCTACTCGAATTCTTGAAAAAGTAACCGACTTAATGCAGTCGTTCAACAAACTGCCTAAACCAGTTCGCAACTTTGCCGCTACCGGCGCATTGATTACAGCAGCATTTGGACCGGCACTAATTATTGTCGGCAAAATGGTGAGTGCAGTTGGTGTGCTCAAGAAATCTTTAACCGGTCTTAAATTGACCGAAAAGTTTGGGAAGAGTAGCGGTAGAACCACGAAGTTTAGCAGTAAGGCCCGCATTCCCGGTAGTTGGATGCTAAATGAAACTGGCCGTGGCAAGAACGTCAGTGCCAAAGCTCCCGGACCAATAAAAACTTGGCTAGGAAATACGCGAGTTGGCAAGCGCACTTCTGCTATCAAGCAAGGCGCCAAATCGCTATTGCCTACGTTATGGAGCGATGCCAAGACTATTACCAAGGGTGGTGCTTCGAAAGCAACTGGACTAATCGGTAAAATACCTGGTATTTCACGTATGGGGAGTATTGCCAAAGGTGGTTTATCAATTGCTGGTAAAGTCGCTTCTCGAGTTCCGATTTTAGACGTAGCAATGGCCGGAACTAACTTGATTGGCATGAATCAAAAAAATGCTGGTAAGAAGGTTGGATCTGCAACCGGGATGTTAGCCGGTGGCGCAATTGGGTCATTGTTTGGACCGATTGGTGGCATGGCTGGTGCAGCTATCGGTCAAACACTTGGGGCTAAATTTGGTGCAACAATCCAAAAAGTGCTCCCGAAAAAGGTTCAGAAATCTATTGGTTCGGCAGTTAAGAGTGTTCAAAGAACTTTCAGTAAACTATTAAAACCGTTTCAGTCGGTTACACGCTCCATCAGCAAGGCTTGGGGTTCCGCTACCAAGGGTGTTTCTAAGTCGTGGAACAAATACGTTGTAAAACCGTTATCCGGTAAGGGCGGCGGTGATGCAATCAAAGGCGCAATGAAGGTCTTTAAGTCAGTACTGGTCCCAACGATGAAAGTAGCTGGCGTTGCGTTTAAGGTGTTTGGTGCAGTTGCTAAAACTGCAATAAAAGCTGTTGGTCACGTTGTTAGTGGCTTGATAAAAACAGTTAGCGGCACATTTTCGTTGATATCTGACTTGGTTCATGGCCGCTGGAAGAACGCATGGAAAGACGCCGTTCAAATTTTTAGTGGTATTTTTGGAACGATTAAAAATGTTTTGTCTGATATTTTAGGATCAATTTGGGATGGTATTACAGATTTAGCTAAGAACATTGGTGACCTTGCTCTACATCCAATTCAGACGATTAAGCGATGGTTAAGTGCCGGAGGGTCGTCCGGTGGCAACGGTATTGGCAAGAATGTCAAAACTATGCAAAGTATTGGCAGTGGTAAAGGTGCGCCAAAACAAGCCAAGCCAAAAATCAATGTGCAAACTGGTTTTGGCAAGGCTTCTGGCGGTCCAATCAAGAAAACACAGACAGCGATGGTTAACGAAGCTGGTACCGAGGTTGCTTATAACCCGCGTACCGGCCGTTTCCGTTTGCTCGGCAATGGCCCAGCGTTCGCTAAACTGTTTGCTGGTGAACACGTCATCAACGCGAAAGATACTCGTAAGTTATTTGGTGGTGGCCTAGGTGCTGGTAAGACCCTGAAAGGTTATGCTAGCGGTACCGGATCGCTGACAGTAGCGAGTGTCGGTCTCGGTAAGGCGTCGAAACTGACGAAGCCATCAACTAAGGGTATCGACAGCATTTCTAAGGCGTACGCCAAGACGACCAAGAAGTCGAATCAATCGATCCAGTCGTTTAACAAAACGTCATCTAAGCTATGGTCAACCAATGCTAAGTCAGCGAAGAGTGCCACTAGTCAGATGTCGAAGACCACGACTAAGAACTTTACTACGTTGAAAAACAATGCCACTAAACAGCTTGATCAAACACAGAAGAACGGCGTCACGCAAATGAAGCAGATGCATTCAGGAATAAACGCAGTTGCTAAGGACATGACGGCCGATTTCTATAAGATCATGAGTAAGTTGAAGGGCTATGCGCACTCTGCGATGGCGGGTGCAATTAGTTCCCTGAATGGTGGTATTTCAGGCATTAACACCGTGCTGAATAAGTTCGGCGGTGGTGGCAACGTCCTACCAGCAATTCACTATGCTACTGGTACTGGTGGGCCAATTACCCGTCACACGATGGCGGTGGTCAACGATGCGAAGTCCGGTCCACGCCAAGAGACGATTGTTAAGCCGAATGGCCGGGCTTTCATGCCACAAGGCAACGATACTGTGGTGCCGCTGGAACCCGGCGACGAGGTGCTCAATGGTCAAGACACTCAAAGTCTACAGGCAATGGGTGCACTGCCACACTTCGCTAAGGGGACGACTGGACTTGCTGACTTAATCAGTAAAAATAACAGCCATCCTGATCAGCCTATGCTAAGGACTTCACCGGCAACATGAAGGGTAAACTGGCGTCTAACGACCTGTCGAAAGACATCGCTAAGGCGTCAAACAAGGCTACGGATGGTGTCGGCAAGCCGTGGTATTCGACCGTTTGGAGCGTCCTGAATGATGCAAAGAGTGGTGGAAGTGCTGCTGGTGGTAACTGGCGTCATGATCCTGGTATGAGCGAGACTAACGGATTCGGTGCAGCACGTAGTTTTGGCTCTCATGATGGTGTCGATTTCTCCAGCTCACTGGGTTCTGCAATCCTTGCAGTTCACGGCGGGACGGTTACCCGGTTGGTAAACCGGTTTGGGGAGCTAGCCAACTAGGTGACGTTATCACGGTTAAGAGTGATGACGGCTGGCAAGAAATCTACCAAGAATTTGGTACGATGAAGAACATCAAGGTTGCTGTTGGCGACATTATCAAAACTGGTCAGGCAATCGCTACTTTGGGGCCATTAAATGGCGCTGGTAGTGGTGCACACGTCCATATCGGGGTTGCTCACGGTTCATTGTGGGACCACGGCGGTTCATCGACCCGTGGCTGGTACGATGTCACTAAGATGAAAGGCACGTCTAATGGCTCACCTAAGCAAAAGAGCAACTCAAAGAAGGATAACGCTTTAACCAAGCTGGTCAAATCTGAACTTGGTAGCAAGGTTAAATGGGTTACCAAGAACCTTAGTGATGACGTCGGCGATATTGGTTCGCTTGGAATTTCTGGCAGTGTCGCTTCGCGGGCTAAGATTTTGGCTGCTGCTATCAAAAAGGCTTATCCGTCAGCAACTAATGCTGGTATTGCGGCAGTTCTTGGTAACTGGGAGTTTGAATCTGGCTTGAACCCGGGTGCGATTAATCCGGGTGGCGGCGCTTCAGGCTGGGCCAATGGCTAGGTGGTCGTAAGACTAACCTGATCAACTATGCTCGAAAGCACAATCAAAACTGGAAGAACGCCGGTGTCCAACTGGATTTCGCATTGCACGGAGACGGCTCTGACAGTAACATATTGAAGCGAATTTTAAGTGGTACTGGATCAGTAGCGGCACTGGCTAATCAGTTCTCTAGTCAATGGGAACGTGGCGGTTACAACGCGCAACACGTCGCTGGTGCCCGCAAGATTGAATCAATGTTGGCGACTGGTGGACGTACGCCAGCTAGTGGATTTAGTCTGGTTGGCGAAAAGGGACCTGAACTGGTTCAATTTGACCGACCAGCTACAGTGCGTTCTGCGGACAAGACCCGTCAAATGCTCACAGCTAACTCAACCAAGGTCGCTGGCAACAAAACGATCCATAACACCTTTAACATCAAAGTCAACGTAACTGGTGGCGATGATGCTAAGGCTACTGGTAAGAGCGTAGCGGATGCTATCCGTGATGAACTTGGTAAGCTGTTTAACGGTGAACTAGATAATCTGGCCTACTAGGAGGTAGCACTATGACACAAGATAAAATTCAAAAAGTAGATGATGTTGAGAAAGAAATCGTGCAGTTACTAAGTACGGTATCAAAGCATGATTGGGAACAAATTGAAGCTCGAATTGATCAGACATTTTCACTTCAAGAAAGCCGGGAAAAATTAGATTCAAGCATCTATTTGGAAGTTATCGGAATGTATCAAAAAAGATGAGCCTAAGCCCATCTTTAAAACAGAAACTAGAAAACGTTTTGGTTAACGGTTTGAACCAAAACAATGTCTTTTTCTAAAAAGTATGCAGTTGTATTTGGTAGAAAACCGCCTGCGGCATGTTCGCCTACTACGCTGGCTGTGATAAGCCCGTCATGATCCACTATCGGTTTTCTAGTGTCCAAAGTAAGAACTGATCCATTAGTTAAAGACACAGAGATGATTTTCTCATTCTCTGCAAGTTTTAAAAGGATTTGTTTCATGATTATCGCCTCCTTTCCCGAATTCTATTATCCCGCTTAGGGAAGGAGAAGTAAAAACTATACTAGGAGGTGACCACATGACTGTTTACACGAAAGAGTGGAAGAAGAAAAGGGCTGCCGTCACGAACTCGAAGAGTGCTGAAAGCAGTCTATCAACTAGTCAGCAGAAGATGATTTCAAAGGCTAAAAATTATCAGGCTACGATAACGACTGATAAAAATCATATTCAGGAACTGAATGATTCTTTGATTTACTACTATAAGACTGATAAGAAAAAGAAAACCAAGGTTAAAACTAAGCGAAAGAATGCGTTGAAGCCAACTGATGCTCAAAAGAAACAGCTTAAGGGGTATCAGGATGAACTGAACAAAGCTCAAACGAAATTGAATACGCTCAAAAACTCTGATAGTTATAAGAGTGCCTCCAAAAAGTTGAGACAAGCCAAGGATAAGGCCACCAAGGCACAACAATCCTATGACAGCTATATGAAGAAGCGCCATACTCAGGCGTTGAAACGTGTGGCCAAACAGCGACAACAGAATTACGCTCGATTTATGGCACCTCATGCCAGTCTACATGCGACGAACTCGCTGACTGGTTTGACGGTGTTTTTGTTTGCCAGCGATGAGTCGGAATCCAATGACTCTACGGCAACAACCTATCCAATCGACAATGACGATCCAGTCGTAGACCACGTTCAACGGACGGGTAAGACTTTGACGGTCAACGCCTACCTGTACGACCAAAAGGCCGCTAAGCGGCTATGGCCGGGCATGGAAAACGATGTGAGCGGGTACGGATTGCCGAAAAAGAACTGCCAGGATCAATACCGAGACTTGCTGAAATGGCAATTTGATGGAACGGAGATGGTCTATAAGTCCAATGCGACTAAGGACGCTAACAATCTAGGCATGAACAAGTTCTACTACAAGCATTTGTTTATGACTAACCTGACCAAAACACTCGACAGTCCGCTGCGGGGCATGATGAAAATCTCAATCACTTTCCAATTCGCCTATAAGCCAAGGTGACAACGACCTCAAAAGGCAACAAGAACAACAAAGGTCATAAAACGACCGGTGGTAAGTATGTTGGCGCGAAGTACATCACTGTCAAAAAAGGCATGACGTACTGGGACTTAGCTAAAAAATACGGCACCACGGTTGCTCAGCTTAGAAAGTGGAATGGCAACGAGAAAACGACCATGTACCCGGATAAGACCGGCAAATATCCCAAGAAATTGCGGGTTACAGCCGGTGTAGCGATTAAGCAAGCTACTGAGGTCGGGACGGGTAAAATCGTCTACACCAACCTCAAAAAGAACGTTAACGCACCGTATAGTATCGTCGATAAGATTCACCGGCAATTGATGAGCGGTGAAGCAATCATGAACACTGATAAGTAAGGGGTGATTAGATATGCCAGTAAGGCCGTTTATACCGTTTGATGTGGACGACTTATCGGAAACATTTGAATACGTGCTGGATGGGACGACGTATCTATTCACTCTCGACTATGTTGACGAGGGTGATTTTTTTGTTATCAGCCTAGCTGAAGCAGATGAAACATCCATCATCACAAATGAAAAGATGATTTTGAATCAGCCATTATTTAAAGCATCTCACGATCCACGACTACCAGCGACACCGTTGGTACCAATGGATGAATCAGGGCAATCCAAACGGGTCTCCATTGATAACTTTATGGAGACTGTTTTTGTCTGCGAAGACGTGCTACCGGATGATGGCACTGATATTGGTGAGTTACCAATTGACGGTGACTGGGAAGGTGGCTACGACGATGGCTAGAACCAAATATCTGTATGGACGTCGTATCAAACTCGTGCTGGTAACACCGCATGAATCGGTTCAGTTCGACTACTTGCAGACGTTAAACCACTCGATGGGGATTCAATTTTCAGTTCCCTTCAGCGATTCGTCAACGCCGCCAACTTGCACGGTGACACTAATGAACGTTGCAGAGAAGCACCGGAAACTGTTTAAAAAAGGCTACGAGGTCAAGCTCTACGCTGGTTACTACGAAGATGGTGTAGGGCTTTTGTCACAAGGTGTTATTCGCAAAATCAGTCCATTTACGTCTGATGGTACCAACAATACGTTCAGTTTCACTTATCGTGAGGGTCAGGACTATTCCAAGCTGGTTTCGAGTGCTGACAAGTATAACCAGAAACTTGAAGATGCCCGTAAAAAACAGGAAAAAGTAATCGGCAAGAAGGCCGCTGCTAACTTGCCAAAAATCAAAAAACACAGCTCACTCTCTTTTGGTAAGGGAGTTGCTGCGGAAACGATTATTCGGCGAGTCGCCAGCGATGCGGGTATCGATATTGAGTCGATTTACCTAGCCAAGCCGAAGACCTACAAGAAAGGCTATACCTGTCACGGCAAGCCAATCACGATTATTAGTGATATTGCTAAGGTGTGTGGGAGCAAGGTCTACTACCGCCGTGGCATGATTGCCATTGATGACCTGTCCAAGATGCGGGGCCACAATGAACATATTTTAGTGACGACGCACGTTAAAGGACAGCATGGTGGCACTGCTGATCCAGTATCCAACGACCGATAGTGAAGACGAAGACGCCAAGCACAAAACGTGTCAGTGGTCAGTCTGCTACGGTATCAAGTATCAACCGGATCAGTTATCACGGTTGATGATCGATTTTTAAAGGGTACGTTTCGGGTCAAATCCGGTGAGCATACCTGTGACGACTCCAATTTCACAACGACGATGGAGGTGTATGTATGAAAGAAAGCAAATTGCAAGAAACCTTCCACGAGTTGATGGAACAGCATGGTAACAAGGCCAACTACGACATCAACGTCGCTAACATGGCGACTGTAATCAGCTACGACGCTAAGCGTCACGTTGCTGATGTGCAACCATCGGTCAGCGATGCTGGCGGTCAGGACGATGTGGGTGTCATTAACGAGTGTCCGGTGCTTTACCCGTGCTACGCCGTAGACGAACTGCGGGATGAAATCATTAAATTGGCGGATGGTAACTTAAAGCAGTTAAATAAACGAGAAACGATGAAAGTCGGGGCAACGGTCTACATTGTCTTTAACGATCGGGATCTCGATAATTTTAGCGGTACTGGCACTTACACCAAGCTAGTGACCGCACACATAGCGTTAATGACGCCGTAGTTGTGGGGGTGAAGGAGCCATGAGTAGAGATTTCAGGCTTGATGCCAATGGTGATGTTGTCATTGATGGTGATATTCAAACGATCAGTGATAATGATGAGCTTGCTCAACGCATTGTGACGACCTTACGGACGCGACTGGATGAGTTTGAACCAGAGGATAGTCCCATGGGCTTAACTCGTGAGAACGCACTTGGAAAAGCTTATAACGAGGATTACTTGCGTGAGGATATCACCGATGCAATCAGTGACCAAGTTGATCCAAGTATCAACGTCAATCAGATTACATTTGAACGTGACCAAGCCTTGCGGACACTTACGGTAACGTTAAACTGCACGCTGCCGAATGGGAGTAATCAAATTATCAGCACTGATTTAGGAGGTGAGTATTAGTGACACTAGACAAAACTGTTGGTAATGCTGACCGACCGCCAGCTATTAGACCAGCTTGAAGCCAAGTCCAAGGCCCTTTTTGGTGATGATATCGGTACTGGTCAAAATAATGTTTTGGGTATGTACTTACGGGTTATTGCATGGTTGCAAACTATCGTTAACCAAGACGTGGCTGCCGTCTACTACGCTAACTTTATTGATCAGGCTGAAGGGGTATCACTCGACCACTTAGGTGCCAACTACTCGGTTGACCGGAACCCGGCACAGGCAGCGACTGTCACGCTTAACTTTACTGGGACACCGGGTGCAAAGGTGCCAGAAGGTACAGTTTACGCTACGGCTGATGCAGTTGAGTTCGAAATGATTGATACAGTGACTTTGACAAGTGATGGTACTGGCAGCGGTCAGGCTCAATGCACTGCTATGGACGAATCCGGGAACGTAGCGGCTGATACGATCACAGTTAAAGTGGAAAATCTAGCTGGCGTTGATACCGTAACGAACTCAGTACAATCCAGCGGTGGTGCGTCACTGGAAGATGATGACAGCTACCGTCAACGAATCCACCTATCGATGGAATCCCAACCGGGGCCAACCTACTACGGTCTTTACACCGCACTCTACACTTTACCAGGAGTGGAACAAGTTCAAATCGTCCCTAACCTAACGATGGACGTGGATCAATACGGTAACCCCGCCAAATCACTGCATTTCTATGTGCGGGGTGGTCGACAAGACGATGTGGGTCAGGCAATTCTTGACAACATTGCGGCTGGGATTCAAACAACCGGCACCATTAAAGTAACAGCTAAGGACATCGGCGGTCATACGCATGATGTCTTTTTTGATGTGGCGACAATCGTGCGATCTACGTCCAAATGACGCTCAAAATCAATGATGAGTTCAACTCTGAAACTAGCCCGGCCGAAATCGTGCAAGCTATCAAGGATTATCTCAATAGCCTAATTATGGGCGACAAGGTGGTCTTTACGAAGCTCTACCAAGCCATCTATAACGTGAGTGGTGTGGAATACGTACAGGTCGCTATGGGACGAGATAAAGCCAAAATGGGCGCTGATGATATTCAACTCGATCAGTTCGAAACTGCCACCATTGACCAGGACACTGACGTGGAGGTGAAGACGGATGCCGGATAAGCAATACACGGCAGAGTACGGCCTTGATGACTTACTCAATGAATTGCCGATTTCGCTAGCGTATGAAGAGGGCACCAAAAACGCTAAACTGTTGTCCTTATATGCAGATGGCATGGTCGACACGCTGAAACTCATTCAGAAGATTGATGATTGGCGCAACATTGATAACGCCGAGGGTGTGGCGCTCGACATGATTGGCAATGACCGGGGTGTTTACCGTAACGGGGCTGATGACGCCTTCTATCGGTTTGAAATCAAAACGAAGCAGCTTCAACGAATGACTGACGGGACGTACGATAGCCTAATCAAGCTGGTATGCGACGCTTTAGATGCCGATTACGATGAGGTCAACGTCCGACCGATGTACGAGAGTACTGGCGAACCTGATGCCATTGAAATCACTAATATCCCTGGTCACTATATTGATGATGAGCGTAAAGAGCAACTGCTGTTTGACCGACTGCAAGAATCACTAGCGGCTGGCATTCGGCTAGCTAACGTGGAATTCGTTAAGGAAGTGACTGGGTCACTCTACATGACCGGATTCGCTCAAACGAGCACTCACGATGTAGCTACATGAACCAGCATTACGACCAAAACTTAAGCTTAACGGGATCTACGATGCTCAATAGTGGCATCGTGACCCACAACCAAGACAACGTAACGATGAAAGGGGGACTTGATTAATGGTGGAGAAAGACGAATCCATTAACTATCAATTTACTAAAGCTGGCCATGACCTTGCTATTCGAGCACTAGCCGGAGTCACTCAGTTGGATTTTACTCGTGCAGTAACTAGTACGGATAACCATTTTGCTGATACTGAAGCCGACACGTTGGCGATTACTGAACTAGCTAACATCAAGCAAACAATTGACCTAAAAGAGGTTGATGCGGTCGATGATGACCCATCATTTGTAAAGGTACCAGTGGTCATCAACAAGGCCGAGATGGAAGAGGACTATGCCCTTTTAACCATTGGTCTGTACTGCAAGCCTAAAGATGGTGATGAGGTCTTATATAGCGTTTGTGCGATGCAAGACCCTATCTACATGCATAAATCCAGTAATAACTCGACCTACTCGATTGACTTAAACACCTTGGTTGGGTCAGCAGCTAACGTAGTCATCAAAGTAGACCCGGCGGGTATGGTGACTAACGCCACTTTTGATGCATTCAAGGTAACGATGGGTCAACAGTACGCGCTAAAGTCTGATCTGGACGCCTACCTAAAATCTCTCCCGGCCAACGTAGCGCTAACGGACAAGGCTAACGTGTTTACCGAGCAACAAGTCTTGTCAGCGGGTGCGGTCAACGGCGCGGGCGCGCCAGCACTCTTTAAAGGCGACGTGGACGTGCCCAGCGATGTGGTGCGCGCCGACATGCTCAAACCTAACCTCATTGATGTGGCCACGGACGAGTGGCTACTAGCCAACGCTACACGAGATGATTACACTTTTACGGCTGTTAAAGGCCAAACTTACAATATTGGGGTAGCGGCACAGATTGGAACCGATGGCGAAGTTTTTGCCTTACAGTTACGGGTGCCATCAGATACGGATAGCAGTCACCTTGACTTAGTAGCAACTAAGGTATCGGGTTCGGCACAACAGCTCTATAAATCATGGACTGCTACCGTTGACGGGGTGATTCGATTACGCCCAGCTTACAACGTGCCATCTGGCTCGGGATTGACGGGTGCAGACGTGTTGTTCCGGTACGTAGTGGTCACTAATTCAACGACCCAAGTATCATATCCAACTGCACAGTACAATCGCCATGCTACGCAATCGATAAGGAACAGGACATCGTAGGAACGAACAACCTGATTGCGACTTCTTCGTGGATTGCACTGGCACAATACGGCTACTATACGGCGGATGGCGGCTCTTTGATGGGCAGTAATGGAGCTATAGACGACATTCACAGCGACTATATTTCGATTGCTCCTCAAACGATGATGTTTACTTGGTATTCGATTCCTACTGGCGGAGGAGCAACTGTTCACTCCTATGATTCAACTAAAAAGTGGATTAAGAGTTTCCCAATTCCTAATGCTGTTGGCTCAACCAAAATTGACCTACCAGCGAATACGGCGTTCATTGCCATTAACGTTCCCAACCCCAACACTCGTAGTGGCTTATGCAAATTGACGGTTGGTGATGTCAAAACTGATTGGACGCCGGCGCCAGAGGATAAAGTAAATGTATCTGATATGCGTAAACCAGCCAATCAAGTTGCCAGCATTGATGAGGTTAACGCCAAGCAAGATAAAATTGGTTACACCCCTGCTGATGATGACAATGTGATTCACCGCGACCCTAATACTGGGGCAGTGACTGAGTCCGGTAACTTTCCTGAGTTAAAAGTAAAGGGGGTATCAGTCGCTACGAGCGACGATTTGAAAAGCCTTGAAGATGCGTCTTGGCATACAATAACTGGTAATAATGAATCTCTATCTTCATATATTTGCCTGTACAAAAAGAATAATGAGGAAAAATATGTAGATTTAATATTACATGGAATAATGGGAACTGGAAAAAATACTATTTTAAATACTCCTGACATACAAACAGAGTTATTAGATTTAAAAGATATTGTTAGCGCCCCAAAAGAGGTTAGCGGAAGGATAGTATGTCTGTCTAACGTCAACGGCAGTGGCTTTGTAGAAATATCGGGCACAAAGTTAACATTCGCTTGGTATAGCACCGTGTTATCAGTAGGTTCAAGAATAGAAAGTACAAATTCTTCTGATGACACCCCATTTTTAAGGGTTACTTTTGACTAATTATTTCAATTAATATGTGAAGGAGGAACCATAATGGCAATTTATTACGTAAAAACAGAGAATAACAGAGGAACTATTTTTGACATTCCCGCAAGTAGCAGATATTCAATACTGCTTGTGAAGCGTGTTGAAGCTTACTGAAATACACAAGCAAAGTACTTGATTTTGTCGGACAAACAGTCATACAATATAATCGTACTATTGGGATTGATGAATTACTTCCGATTAGTTTCATTATCAATAGTACAATTCATCTAACTGTTGAATCATAGAACAACTAATGGGGTAGGGTAATAAAATAGTACGCAGTTAATCTAATTCAACGTGGATGAACGGCTAATGAAGGCACTTACCTGGGGCGAGTAAGTGCATTTTATTTGCCATAAGTTAATATATGATATACACTAACACTTGTGTTACTTTCCCCCGTATGGATGCCTAATCCTGCTAAAAAGAAGTAGCACAATCAAGCCTCCTCCAAAGGCTTATGTGTATTTCCCCAATACACAACTGTGGCCGTTTAAGTTGTTTTTTAAGCCTACTTTTCTCTAGACTTGAACGGCCTTTTTTGTTATGGTAAAGTATTCATTGTACTGCTGTTTGGAGTGCGCCAAATGGTGGTACAGTCTTAGCGGAACCGCTAATTTACAAATCAAACTCAACAGTTTATAGTACCGCTAAGTTAAGCATGCCCCATTACGGGGTGTGCTTATTTATTTGGATGATAAACTTTAACACCTATAGCGATAGGTGTTTTTATTTTGCCTAAAATTTAAGGAGGAACACCAATGTTAATTTATTATGCAGCTGTTAATCAGGATACTGGACAAGTTACAGGAGTTCCACAAGCTAGTGCCAGCGATGGACTGCACATCTGTTTGGTTCCAGAAACATCTAAAGAATATTTTCTCCGGTGGCCAACGGTTTTTGCAGTTAAGGACGATGCTGGTCATCTTCAAGGCGCACCATGGTGTCCGGATCTAAGTATTGATTATTTACGGAATACTATCGATCAGCAGGCAGTTAAATTGGATGCATCTACTGCTATGGTTGATAACCTAAAAACACAACTAACTAGTCAAACTGAATTAACTAATAGCGCCATTATGGAGCTGTCTATGTACGTGACCGTACCGGCCGACCAAGCGGCCATAACTACCACGCCAAACATATCAACTGCGGCTACTACACCCACGGATGATACTGCTGATACGAACACCACTGACACTACGAATGGGGGTGCAAACTAATGAAATTTCCTGCAATCTCACGTATTTGGGCAAGCGCAGTGGAATCCAGATCGATCACCATTGATGATGTGCCAGCACTCTTCAAGGTTGATGCTCAACAGTACATTATGACTGATTCTGCGACCACCGATACTAAGGCTACCGTGGGGGCTTCCACATCTGTTAATTAAGTTGACGTTTTGTAAGAATACTTTTGTGAAAGAAGGGATAGTTTGAACGATGCAGACCATAAATTGCTCATGCAACATGACACTGAACTATCAGATCACGAACGTCGAATCAATGATCTGAGCGACAAAATGACAGATACGCTGAATCGAGTAGATGAAAGTAACAAGTATCTGCGTGAACAGAACAATCGAATTCTTGAGGCCGTAATTAAAGGGAACGAGAAGAGTGAGAGCCACAAAAATGAAATGGAGACCATTAACCGTCAGAACTTGTGGAAAGTGGTCACCATTGCGATTGGCTCAAGCTCCGTTATTTATTTGATTTTGCAACAAGTCATTCACATGATTCACTAATAGGAGGAATTTAAAATGAACAATCCATCAAACGTAATGTGGGCACAGCTTATTTTAGATAACAAGGCCGCTATCGAGGACGTGCCGGCACAGCTCCAAGCTGGGGTTGGTGAGGTGGTCGATTACTTCACCAAAAATGCTCAACCAGCCGAATCTAAGCCCACCACAGAGCCGACTACTGCACCAGCTAGCGTGGCTACTACGGTGGCCACCACCGGCCAATCGGACGCCGACCAAGCAATCGATGACGCCAACAAAGCCGTGGACGACGCTACCAAGTAAGGAGTGATCCATAATGGATAAATTTTTTCAAACGCTCAATGACTCCGGTATTTTCGAAGTTCTGGGCGTTTTTCTGACGGCAGTAGTTTTACCGTGGCTCAAGCAGGCGCATGCTAACGCCAAGAACTCTAAAATCGCTAGTGCTTACGATGTGCTGGACAAGGTGACAGAGGGTGCGGTTGCACTGATGTCAACCGAATACGAAAAAACGAGTCAGGCCAAGCATGACCAAGCCGTGGCGACCATTGAGTCACAACTCGCTAAAAAGGGCGTCAAGGGTATTGATGCCAAGGATATTGACCTCGCGATCGAGAAGGCGTATCAGTACTTTACGACTACTGATACCAAGTCACAAGCGAAGCAAGCGGAGTTTAACGCCGGTTTGGCTGAGGCTGAAAAGGTGAGTGCTGAGCAAGTCGCTGTGACGCCTGAGCCAAGCACTGACGATGTGCAAACTCCTGCTGATGAGGCCGAAGAGCCATCGGATAAATTAACGGAACTGTACGTGGCACAAGGCAAAATCGAAGCCGCTATCGCCAAAATCAAAGGGAGTGATGACGATGCCACGGTATGACATGGTCGATATTTCCAACAACAATGGAGCAATTTCAACCACCACCTTTAAGGCTATGAAAGCTAAAGGGGTTAAGGCGGTCATCGCTAAGGTCAGTGAGGGCACCTACTTCCAAGACGGCTTAGCTAAGGCGAACCTTGCCCGTGCCAAATCAGTCGGTTTAGTCATCCACGCCTATCACTTCGCCCGTTTTACTACGGTAGCGGGCGCGCAGGCCGAAGCTCGTTTTGCAGTCAACTGCGCTAAGGCGGCGGGTTTGCCGATCGGTCACGTCCTTGTGTGCGACTTTGAGAGCTACAATCGAGGCTGGGCGCAGAACAACGCCACGACTAAGGCATTTGCTGAAATCGTCAAGGCGGCCGGTTATCGCTACGACCTCTACACGATGGGGTCATGGGTCAGCTCTGTGTCGATCAACAACTCTGGTCGTGCCGGTTGGATTGCCAACTATCCTTACTCGGCGACTGGTAAACGCTACTACTCCGACTACAACTCATGGCAGTGGACTTCTAGCGCCACGTTCCTCGGTAGTGGGAGCCGGTTTGACGTGTCAGTCAACTGGTCGGACTTCTACTTTGCCGGTGGTGCTACGGTTCTCAAGCCTAAAAACACTGGCACCTACTTTGACTGGACGCCCGCATGGATTTACCCCAAGTACCAAGTGGCCGCCTACAAAACGGCCAGTGCGGTCGGTAGCGGTAAAGGGGCAGTTAAGACCTACAAGCCCAAGACCCAGCTACACGTCAAACGACTGGTCAAATCGGGATCGTCCAAGGTCACACGTTTTGAGCTGACCAACGGGCTTTATATCACGGCGTCCAAGGACTACATCAATAATCTTTACTACACCAACGCTAAAAAGCACGTTAAAGTGGTCAAGTCGGTGCGCGGGACTGGCAAGTACACCAGCAAAAAGTTTGATGACAAGTACCTCAAGCAGAAATATGTAGCCGGTACGGAGTTTGATGTCGCTAAGGTCGTCGCGGTGGGTGAGGTCAGCCGACTGCTGCTAGCTGACGGTACTTACATCAGCGGGAACAAACTGATTAACAAGTTCATCGCCTAGCTCAACAAAGTGGTTGTTGCACTTTTTGCACTAACCACACAAAGTCAAGCATTGCTAAAATGGAAATAGTACGACTATTGCATATTTTGCAACAGTCAAAAGAAGCCAAGTTCTAATTTGCGGGTACTTGGCTTTTTGCTGTATAATAAAAGCACAGGGTTAGTTGGTGTGCTTGCCCACACTTACCTGTGCTTCGTACGGATTAATTCATGTTACTTACTATGACTATGATCATAGATAGTAAAGCCTATTCCGACTAGGCTAGATGCAATCACTGTCACATGCTCAATTGCTGCAAGCGACAGATGCGGCATCATCTGAATCAAGATTGTAAGTACTGTGAAGAACATTCTCGTCCTCCTTTTGGGCAACTATTGGTTGGCTAGACCTTGAAGCGTTGTCCGTTTAATAGTGTATCATGAATGAATAAAATATTATACTTTCATGAGTTGCATATTGCTAAATTAGTTTAAATCTCTTGAAAATAACAGTTGGTGTGTTATCATGTACTACAGATTGTAAGTGAAGAACATTTTCGCTCTCGTATAGACTTGGCCGTCTATACAGTGCATAGAGTGCTGGTGTTATTCATTGTTTACCTCCTTTCTTGCTGGTCTGCAAGAAGGGCTACATATTTTAAAAGCCGCTCAGCCCCTAGTCGGGTTGGGTGGCTTTTTTGTCGTGCTCAAATAAATTTAAAAAATATACGCATTTGAGTTTACAATATACGCAATTGCGTATATAATAGTAACTGTAGATGAGGGATAACAACAAACGAAAGCAGAGGTAATCGCCATGAAAAAGTCATTGATGTTTAAAATTGCTCACAGTGTTGCACGTCAAATCGTTGCCGAAGTTGGTGATTACCAAATTGCTTTTAAGCTAGCCCTTAAAGACATCTGGAACGGCGTTAAGACTGCTGAAAAGGGCTTCAACGAAGATGAACTTGTCGACAGTTTGAAAGAGATCTTACACGATACCCAAGTTGCCGAAGGCAAGCAAAAGACGGTTTCACATTTGGCGTTCCAAACTGGGTTATCAAAAAGAGTTTTGCCGGTGCGCACGGCGACTTACGTGCATCATTTATCTTTAACGGTACTTCATCAATTAACGTAGTTCGGGAAACCGAAAAAGCTGAATTAATCAACTTTACTACTGATAACGGCGACATCGAAGTTTGGTGTCCCAAGTCAGTTTTAGCAGCCTAACAAAATTGAAAGTAGGGTAATCACATGAAAGAAGTTAAACCATTAGATCAGTATCTAAAAGCAATTGGCACCACCCGGAACGAGTTTGCAAGTAAGAACGGCATCTCACCATCAACTTTACAAAGCATCGTCAGTCGTGACACCAAGGCCAAGTCATTTACTCTTGACCTATCATCAAAGCTGGCTCAGGCCGGTGGCATGTACATCGACGATTTTAAACGGGTAATGACCAAGTACGAAAATGGCGAGGACGTTGATTTAGCTAAGGACAGCGTAGAGGGAGTGCGGTCATTTCGTTTTGGCGAATTGTTTGGCTTACTGCAACATAGCGCCGAGCTACTCAACAAAGATGGGCACAACAAGCGGCTCACTGATTTCGTTAGCTACATGCGCCACGAAATCGAGAACTTTGATCGACGTCCCGGCCAATATCTGATGAAATTTGTGCTGAGAGCGACCAGAGATTTTCCAGAATACCCATACTTTGAGCTACAGCAACAGGTTATTGATGCGATTGATGTTGCTGGAATGACGGATAGTCCGCTCACACCAATTTGGCTTACTGGCATGGCATCTGTAAATAAGGTGTTAGATGCCTACGATAGTGGGTCAAAGGAACCGTTAAAAGAGCATACCGGTCAAATCATCACACTGGAAAAAGTTACTAAAGCAAACGAAGGGAAGTAA